GGTACACTAGAGTTAGTAACTGGATCTTAAAGGTTGACACATACGTTTAAGATGCTACAATATACATATAGTTAGAAACAACCCAGGAGATAACTATGCAAACTGAAACAAACACCCGTCAAGTAACACTTACTGAACTTAAAAAGTATGCTATGCATAACTTTAAAACTAAACGACCTATGTTCGTTTGGGGACCTCCAGGTATTGGTAAGTCCGAAACGTTCGAGCAAATTAAAAATGCTTATATTGAGCAAGGTAAAACCTGTGCTTTGATTGATTGTCGTTTAGCACTATGGGATCCAACCGACCTTAAAGGTTATCCTTACTTCGACCAATCTGCTAACAAGATGCGATTTAGTGCGCCTGACGAACTTCCAGATGAGGAGATGGCGGCACAGTATGATGTTATTATACTTTTCTTAGACGAACTTAACGGTGCTAGCCCTGCTACACAAGCGGCGGCATACCAGCTGGTTCTTAACCGTGCTATTGGTAAGTACCAGTTACCCGAAAATGTTGTGATTGCGGCGGCTGGTAACCGAGACACTGATAAAGGTGTTACATACCGTATGCCTAAGCCGTTAGCTAACCGTTTCCTACACTACGAAGTTCGTGTAGACTTCAACACTTGGCAGGACTGGGCTATTAAAAACCAGATCCATCCTGATGTAGTTGGTTACCTTACTACGTTTAAAAATGACCTTTACAACTTCGATGCTAGTAGTGCAGAACGTTCGTTTGCTACTCCGCGAAGCTGGACTTTTGTAAGTGAAACTATCAGTGATGTAGAAGGTTTTACTGAAGAAGAGGTAACTGATATGGTTGCCGCAGGTATTGGCGAAGGACTTGCACTCAAGTTCAAAGCACACCGAGAGGTTAGCGGACAACTTCCTAACCCAAGTGATATTCTCAACGGTAAGGTAAAGGACCTTAATACAGACAACATCAGTGCAAAATACTCGTTGACTACTGCACTATGTTATGAGCTTAAAGAAGCTTTCGATAACGATGACGATGGTAACAAGAAGTTTGATAACTTCTTAGAGTTCATTCAAAAGAACTTCGAAAGCGAAATGGTTGTGATGGGTGCTACAGTTGCTCTTAGCAAATATGGTATCCGTCCAAAATTCAATCAGTTGAACAACTACAAACCGTTCATTGCACAATATGGCAAGCTGATTGAACAAGCATAGGAAACTATGCTCCTGGGAGATAGTAGGGGTGCAATGCCCCTACTATCATTTTAAAGGAATGTAATGCAAACTTTAAGATTAAAGAGTTTATTACCCAGAACATCATTTGCACCTCAATGGGATTCAACCATTGGGATTTTTCAGTTTAATGATACAGTAGCTCTTGATACTATTAGAAGCTTTTTAATACAAAAAGAACCAGATATACTTAAATTAAAAAGTAGTGGTGATGCTGGAACAGGATTAGATGATTCAACTATAACTTCTAGATATGGTCACTATAATGTTTTTAATTTTACAGATGAATGTCCACAACTAAACCAATTATTAGACTGGTTAAGGATTGAATTTTTAGAATTTTTACAACACGAAGCAAGTGAGCTTTTCGAAGTTGAAATTGTATGTTGGTATAACATACTCAGAGACGGCGAAACTATGAAAGAACATATTCATTCTAGTAATGAATCAAGCTATCTTAGTGGAAATATGCAATTAAGTACATTTGATACCCAAACAGATTATAGGCATCCTTTACAAACAGATAATAGTATGACGATATATAGTAAACCAGGACAGTTAGTAATATTTCCTAGTTATCTACCACATAATGTGAATCAAGAATATGTTGGAGAACGTATTAGTTTGGCATTTGATTTATACCCTACACATATTAGAAAAGATTGGGGTAACAGTATAAGGTTTATGGATCAAGATATCTTTAAAAGGTTGACAAATAAGTAAGATGTGTTACTATAAAGTATAGTAAAAATTTGGAGTGAGACATGGCAGTAGGCTACGCACAACAAGAAACAGATATGCAAAAAGAAATCATCGACCGTATGCTCAATGAAGATGCGGCAGTTGAAGCAGAAAAAACTCCGGAACAAAAGAAACAAGAGTCAGAAGAAGCTAAAGAAAAGCTGGTTACTGCTCGTGTTAAGATGTTGTTTAATCAACCGTTCTTTGGTAACATTGCATGTCGTTTACAGTTAAAAGATGTAACAGATGAAGGTTGGTGTCCAACGGCGGCAACAGATGGTCGTCACTTCTTTTACAATAGAAACTTTGTAAACAGTTTGAGTGTTCAGCAGAACGTGTTTTTAGTAGGACATGAAATTGGACATTGCATATATGAACACTTTCTTCGTGTTGGTGACCGTAACAAACAATACTGGAACATGGCTGGTGACTACAAGATCAACGGCATGTTGGTGCGAGAAAAGATTGGTGAAATAATTGACCAAGTAAAAATTTGTTTTGATCCTAAATACAATACTGATGAATGGTATACAGAAAATGTATATGACGACTTAGAAGCTAATCAACCTCCAGTACAAATGACACTTGATGTCCATTTAGATGTTGAAGGCGAAGATGGTAAGCCTTGTAAAAGTGGCGGTGGTGATGAAAGCAAAGATGGAGAAGGTAAAGGCAAAGGCAAGAAGCCTACTATCTCAAAAGATGATGCTAAAGCTATCTCAGATGAATTGAAGAATGCAGTTATACAAGCGGCACAGAGTGTTGGTGCTGGTAATGTTCCTGCTGAAATTGCTAGAATGATTGGTGAACTTACAGATCCTAAAATGGATTGGAGAGCATTGATTCGTGTGTCACTTGAAAGTAATATGAAAAACGACTTTACATTTATGGTGCCCAATCGTAAGAGTCAGTTTAATAATGTAGTTCTTCCTGCAATGAACAAAGAAGAAATGATTGATATTTGTATTGCAATGGATGCTAGTGGATCAATAAACCAAAGTGATTGTACAGACTTTCTAAGCGAAGTAAAAGGTATTATGGATCAGTTCGGTAGCTACAGAATTCGTATTTGGAGTTTTGACACTGCGGTATATGCATATGATGAGTTTACACACGATGATGGACGTGACGTTACTGAATACAAAATTGTTGGCGGTGGTGGTACTGACTTTGTTTGTAATTGGGAATTTATGAAAAACAATGATATTGAACCTGATCAGTTTATTATGTTTACAGATGGCGAACCTTGGAGAAGTTGGGGAGACCCAGACTACTGTGATACATTGTTCTTAATTAAAAATCGTTATGCTAAACCTGAAGCACCGTTTGGTCAAACTGTTTACTATGAAGATTCAACTATGAAACAGGCGGCTTAATGAGAATTGTGGAACAAAGAAATAGTTTAAGCGAAGAGGATCTTGTACACTTGCAAGGTTCTCCTGTTATTATTAAGATGCTCAAACAACGTTTGGTAGTCGAATTCGAACATCCCCCTAGTATCGAAGAGATTGATTTTAGTGGTACAAGAGGTTTTTATCTTGTAAAAAATTTAGGGCACAAGATATATCAGTTCTGGTTTGAAGATCATAAGGATTATGATGACTTTAGAGCTAATATTTTAGCCTATAAAATGAGCAGTACTATCAAAGATGATAAATAACTGCGTAGTTAATTCGTTATAAGGAGTAATTCATGGCGAAAAATAAAACAGAAACTGCGAAGGCACCAGCGGCTAATGCAGAAGCTGAAGCACCAAGTTTAGGTGTAGCTGACCTACAAAACTGTGCTCAAATCATTGATATTGCAATGAGCAGAGGTGCATTTAGAGCAAATGAAGCCGCTCAAGTAGGAGCAGTATACAATAAAATTGAAGCATTTATTAAAAGTGTAGCCGAACAAACAAACCAAACACCAGAAGCTACGGCTTCTCAGTAAGGAGGTAAAAAATGGCTAATTTAAAACATATAGGACAGGTAGCTAATACTGGTCTCAAATGTATCGTTGTCTTTAGAGAGATTTACGATGAGAACGGTAATGTTACTGAACCAGATAACTGTTTGATAGTTGAAACTGAAAGACTACCAGACATGGAACACGACGATATGGTTCGTGTGGTTGAATCACCTGTTGCACAAGAAGCAACTGAATTTTATACTGTAGCACATAGAAGTATGTTTGCTGACGGTATTAATATGTTGGTAAAATTAAACAACAGAGGTTACTTAAAAAAGTATCCAACAGATCAAATTCTAATGACTCCAAATTCTCACACAAGTGTTAAACTAAGTGAGATCAATGAAGTTATTCGTAAACAAGCAACTGGAATGAGTCCACAGGATATTCAAAATAGTATGCAGGATGATACTGATAAACCACCAAGAACTGCAACATCACTAAGTCCAAGTCAAACTATTGACCAGGCACTTCCAACAGGCGAGCAAGCAATAGATGATAGTGCATTAGCTCAAACAATGTTGGATCAAGCGAATACATACGAAACAGAAGTAACACGTCTTCGCGAAGAAGCCTATGCCATGGCGCCGGATCTTAAACCCAAGCGTGGTCGCCCTAAAAAGGCTACCGCTGATGCCAATACATAAGCGGGATCGTAACTTTCAGAATATTGTCAGTGAGTTGGATATCAAAAGCATTCCAACTGAGTATATACAACTAATTGGATTGATTTGTGAAAACGGAGACAGAATACAATTCAAAGGTGAACAAATAAAAGAGTTCCCCGGCGAAGATCTTGTTGAAGGTTTAATTAATTTCGTTGAAGATAACGGTAAACTACCCAGTCCTGTTATCGACGTTGAAATTATTATCGACTATGCGAAACTTGAAAAAGAAGTCAATGCAAAGACACAAGCATTACTAAAGGACAAATGAAAGATCATACAGATTTACTTGTAAAACTAATAGTGTTGGAAGAAGAAGTTGAACACTATAAAACTTTGTTAATGCCATGCGACACTGGTCATATACACACTACAATAAATTTTTTACAATCAAGGATACAGGAGATACAAATTGAACGTGAAGCTCGTAAGCTATAGTAAGCCCACCGAAGAATTTGAGAAGGAAGGGTTAGTAGACCTACAAGAACTAATTGCTTTTTGTGCCAAAGTAAGCAATCCAGCGGCACAAATTAATAATGAAACTAGTGAACGTTTAATTAAGTATTTGATAAAACATCAACATTGGTCACCATTGGAAATGGTTAATGCAGTATTAGAAATCGAAACTACCAGAGATATTGCACACCAAATTGTTAGACATCGCTCGTTTGCATTCCAAGAGTTTAGTCAACGTTATGCAGATCCTGCTGAAATGGGAGAACAGTTTGTTACTCGTGAAGCTAGACTACAAGATCCTAAAAACAGACAAAACAGTGTAGAGATTGATAGTGAAGAAGATATACATCATGCATGGGCAAGTGTACAACAAGGTGTAATTGACAAAGCTAAAGAAGCATACGACTGGGCTATTCGTGCTGGCATAGCAAAAGAACAAGCTCGTGTAGTGCTACCAGAAGGCTGTACTAAAACTAGACTGTACATGAATGGTACATTGCGTAGTTGGGTGCATTATATTGAATTGCGTGGTGCTAACGGTACACAAAAAGAGCATATGGATATTGCTCATGCTTGTGCTAAAGTTATTAGTGATATCTTTCCTCTTATGAATAAATTATAAGATTAAATACATGCATGAGTATCACCTTAGTAGCAAGCCCCCGAACTTCTAACTCCATGCCTAGTCCTGCACTAGCGGCACTAAAGCCCTGTGTGGAAAATGCAGGTTTTAATTGTTACACAATAGATCTCAACATAGAATTTTACAATGACTTAAAAGAACATTACAGTGTATACGGAGAAATAGATAATTATTTTCAAACAGACTTTCGTTATCTAAGTCAAGACATCTTAGACTTAGAACCTCTTACAAAAATGAAATATTCACTTAGTGATGATGCACTTGAACTTTATCAACAACATCTTAATAAATGGGCAGACCACATACTCAACCAAGACAACGAATGGATTGGTATTAGTTTGTTAAGTGTAAACAGTGTATTATATACTATTGACCTTACAGAAGTTCTTAAAGATAAATCTCCCGATTGTAAAATTGTACTAGGCGGTCCTGGTGTAAGCACATTCGGTATTATGGGAGCAAGTAACTTAGGTGAATTTATGATAGTTACTGGACTTGCAAATAGATATCTAACGGGAGAGGGAGAATATAGTTTAGTAGAATTATTAGATGGTAAAGAGAATACTGAACAAGAACAAATAGACAATTTAGATGTTTTACCTTTTCCAGACTACAGTGACTTTGACTTTACAAAGTATGGGTCTCAACATAATGCAGTAGCAGTTACAGGGTCAAGAGGATGTGTTCGTAGTTGCACGTTTTGTGATATAAGAAGTGCATGGAAAAAATATAGGTATAGAAGTGGTACAAGTATAGCAAATGAAATAATAAACCATCATCAAAAGTTCGGTAGTACAGAATTTAAATTTACTGACAGTTTGGTCAATGGTAGTTTAAAAGCATTTGAAGAGTTTCTTGATGCTATAATACTTGCTAAAAAACAAGGCTTGTTTACTAAAGATATAAAATGGAGTGGGCAGTTTATATGTAGACCAATAAATCAATTCAAAGAAGAATGGTTTGAAAAGATGAGTCTTGCAGGTGCAAACATGTTACAGATAGGTGTAGAAAGCGGTAGTGAAGCTGTAATGCACAACATGGGTAAAAAATTAAGTAACGATGATATTGACTTTACCATTAGCATGTTAACCAAATATAAGATACAATGTGATTTATTAATGATAGTAGGTTATCCAACTGAAACTGACGAAGACTTTGATATGACTCTTGACCTATTAGAAAGGTTAAGTCCTTATAGTGAACAAGGATGTATTGAAGGAATAAACTTAGGCAAGACAATGGTTGTATTACCAGGTAGTCCTGTAGGAGAAAATATGGCTCATTGGGGTATAGAATATGATGATAACAACAATTGGATCAGTACACTCAACCCTGGACTAACATTTAAACAACGTGTAAAGCGTAGAGTACTGGCACAAGAAAAGTGCCAAGAACTAGGCTATATGATTAGATGGCCTTTAACCACACTAAGAACACTTAGTGAAAATCTAAAACTCAACAAAGAAACAGCTTAAAATGGAAATGATAAACATACTTGAGTCAGAAGATCGTACTCAACACATAGAAAACTTAAAACAAATTTGTGAATGGATAGAGCAAAACGAACGTCATCGAAATGCGAAAAACTATTACAAATTAGATCAAACAGTAAAAAAGTTTGATAGTTTTGAAATTATATACGATGACAAAAATATTGTAGCATTTAGTGGACTTTGGAACAACAAAAGTTATCCTAGTAATATGGCTCGTTGTTGTACAAGGACATATTATCACCCAGACTATAGGAACAGTGGAATAACTCGTTGGGGAGACAGTACTAGAAAAGCCAACTATGTGGAAGATTGGTTTACGCCAGTTCAGGTTGCTAAAGCAAAAGAACTTGGATATGAATATGCTTTTATCACTATCGAATTACGGTTGCGTAGACGTAGTATGCAAAGTCTAGTGCAATCATTGAATAACTCAGAGTATAATAAAAACATTTGGAGTATTCATAATGATATGTGTAACACTTGTAGACAACACAACGATGAAGGACACTATATAGGTGTAAACTCAGATATTGCTTGTTGGCAAAATATATGTTATACGTCACTCACTGACAATCCAAGTACATTTGATTTGCCAAATATGAGTATCGACGAGTACAACACAGTGTATGGTAGTGAACAAAAAGAAAGACTTAAACTAGTTTAACCATTGTGTAAACAATTTTTCTGTGTACAGTCTACTACGAATATTGTATTGTAATGTAATACCTCGTTCAAATTCTAAATGCATCCAGCTTTCGTCCCAAGGTACATCTAGTTTTTGATTTCTTAAACACATAATATGTGGTACAGTTTTACACTGTCTAGGATTTAAAAAACCATGATATCCATCTACAACGTGTAAGTTACATTCTACATATTTTTTAAAACGCTCTGCTTGATCTAACGGTGTCCAGTCATCATCTCTGCCTGTTACAATAGTAATATCTTTACCTTGAAGCATGTTTGATGTTATTGCGATTAATGGTGGATAAACACAAAATGTCTTGTCGAAATGTTTACTACAACTTAGAGCCGCTGTAGCGCCAGCACTTATACCAAATACCAAACGTGTATCAGTTTCGTAGTCAGCAAGTACATCTAATATATCCTGTGCCCTATCTTCAAAAGTAGGGTTCCAATTTTCTTCAGACATATCTCTTTCATCCCACAGTTGATACTCCAATCCTCTGTGAGTATAATGATCCATTAATGCACACTCATAACCATTTGCACAGGCTATTTTAGCAAAGTCTAAATCTACATCACTCACCCCACCGCTTCCATGACTTAGTACTAATAGTGGAAGTCTCGATTTATTGAATCTATCATTTTTATCTGGACTTAGGTGTATATATTTGTTTCTTGCTTCTATTTTATCAAACATTTCATTTCATCTATTAATTGTAATTGTATAAGGTATTGATCTATGTTTCCAACAAACTCTTTACTTTTTTGTTTATTATCTTTTAGTGCTAGATTGTACATACGCTTCAGCCAGACACGCTTGCTTATATCATCAGTTCTATCATTTATAAACCTAAAAAATAAATCAACACTTCTATAAAACTTAGTGTTTTCTAGTTCCTGATGATTGCCAAACACATTAACTTTTAAGCAGTTAAAACTAAATTTATAAATGGTTGAATCTTCATGAGTAAATTCTAACTGCCAACCGTTGTCATAACGTTGTCGACTTTTATCTGTAAAATCACACACAGTTGGGTCATTGAATCTTGCTTGCACACATGCATTTATAAGCTCATTTAAAATACGAGTTTGATCAAACCCTGTTAAGTTATGTTTGACCTGTGGCCAATTATCAAATGTTATCATAGTCCACTAATAACCAGATGTATCCTGTCTTCTCTGCTAGCATTTACTGCTGAGTGATATTCTTCTGTATTCATATAATAGCACATGCCGTTGTTTGGTATATGATAATGTCCATGATCTCTATAGAGTATAAAACAATTTTCATTAGTTATTATTGCAAAATGATAACGAACCATACCTGGATCATTGTGCATCCACATTGCTTTTTTTGGAAGCATTTTCATTAATCGCATTCTGCCAATGGTGTGGGGGAAGTTTTCAAATATATATTCAAATACTGTGCCTTTAAAGTTAGGATTAAATTCTGTAAAGTCACGTTCCTCTAAACCATACATAGGACAATGGTCTAGTCTACTGTCTCCAGTTCCTTGATAAGGATCAGGTGGACTGTCTTTTGTATTTTGAAAGCATATTTGATTTTGCTTGTTAAAAGGATACATTTCAATTATACGATTTGTATCGTCAACTAATTGTTTATGGTCCACACTAAAATCTGTTGCTCGAATTAATTCTGTCATTTTATTTCCTATATAGTATATTTGTAATCAAATATATCGTCATCTGCCATCCACTCATATACTTGTTCTAAGTTATTTACAAGATTTCCTTTGTGTCCTTGTTTGTATTTTATCTTCTTATAAGTATCAACCGGTTGTGAGTCAAACCCCAACAGTGGAAGTATCTGTTCAACATCATGTTGCCAATCTTCATAATGTATAACATTTTGTATTTGTCCACGCTGTTTAAAGTGTTCAAATAAACGATTTGTTTTTTTCAATGCTTGCACATAAAAATCGTAAATCTGGTAGTTTATATCAAATGATTCAACATCTACAGTCTGATCCTCAAAACCAATGTGCATAATGTTTGTATGCTTGCTTACCAAATTACTTAATATCTGTTCTCTTATATCTCGTCTTGCACAGAAAATAAAACTATATCCATCAAGCAAACTAGTATCTTCAAAATATTTCAAAAACGTTTCTGTTTGTATTTTAAAAAAACTTTTGTCTTGGTTAGTAACATTTTGTCTAAGCAACTGACTTCTTTTTTTAACTTCTTTTAAGTATCTTTCAGTACCTATTTCGAACGGCTTAGGATTATTGAGGATAAAGGTACGCTGTACGGATCCATCTATTTGGTCATATGTTTTTATATATGTTCCGTCAGGTAATGGCAGTTTATAAGGTACATTTATATCTTTTCCGTTTTCGTCATATCTCATCAGATTTTCAGATATACTAGTAATCTCTCCAATATAGTCTTTGTTATGGGCTTGTGCTAAACATTGACCAACAACTGTACTGCCGGTTCGATTAAAACTGAGTATTGCAAGTGTTTTCATACCTTTCTCTTAGGTATTTTACTATCAGCACTACTAACGCAACTAGGACTAATACAAGGCATAGGCTGATCAAATAACTTAAATCCTGTCTCGATGTTGCCAAGAGGAACATCATAGCAACTGTAGCTACGTTTGATACTTCCGTCAGGTTCTCTAATGATAATACCTTGATAGCCTGCATTGCAACTCCAGCCTTTAAACTTGTTAAAGTTAAATGCATTAAATCTCTCCGCTTGATCCATGTACCATTTTTTGCCTTTACTATCTTGAAATTCAATTTGCATGTGCCAAGGTACACTAGCATCATTTTCGCCTATTGTGTAAGGCGGCAGTTCGAAACTAGGCCTTGGACGAGCATTCCACTTGCGTTTTGACTCTGTATACGCCATTTGCGGCATACCGTTCCACAATCGCTGTAGCATTTCGTCTGTATAACCGTCCACGACTCTACTTGCCGTTGGGTCCGATTGAGGTTTGAGGGTAACGTTGATTCCTTGGTTGTGGAAGAATAGGGCATTATCCCAATCTTTCTCAAACCAGTCTGGAACCATAACCATGTTGATTGTAATTTGTACATCATGTTCCTGACAGAAGATGAGTTTGTCGGCAAACTCTTGCATCTTCTCCTTTGTATTTAAGTGTTCTGTATGTAGGCTAGCTGTGATACTAGCTCTATGAAATGGCTTTGCATACTCGACATATTTCTCAAACCATTTCATATTGCGACTACAATTTGAGGTCATATGGATACTAGTATAATTGGTATTAGGCACATCATTAGCAAGGTGTAAGAGGATTTCCAAATAGCCAGGATGAAAAGTAGGCTCACCGCCAGATAAGCTAAAATGAAAACTATTAAATCCATTGTCTCGTGCCTGCCTTTTTATCTCATCGATTGTATGAATACAGAGCTGTGTGGGCCTGTGATCTTTGCGATCTGATCGGGCGTATGGCCAACAATAACTGCACTTATAGTTGCAAAAGCGACCAAGAAGCCAACTAACAGTAAACAAATCTCTGTATAGTAGCGTCCTTTGTCCGACCGAAACCAAGTCATCAAACGGTATTTTTGTAAAGTCATAATCACTCCACTTTAAATCTTCATTGGATTGTGCCATCTAATCGTTTCTCTAGGTATTCGATAACTGCTGGATAAAGATCATTAGGCTTTTCTGCATGTAGCTCACGCACCGCATTCAGTTCATGTTCTAAGAATTCTCTAACAGTCCAACTTTCATAATCGCTGTTGGTTGCATGTACTTTAAATTCCATTTCTTACTTTCTCCGTAAAAATTTCTGCGCCATTGGCTACATTAGTAGTCCAGTCGTCCATAGCGTTTTCATCTGCCATATCACTAATATACTTAAAACTTCTAAATTTAATATTATATTCTCTGGCTACATAAGCCAATGCCCAACCTTCCATATCCACACAATCTATATTTTGTTGTTCAAACCATGGGTCAGGTTCCATAACAAAACTATCACCTGTACCACAACGTATACCTTGTCCTGATGTTTGTATTTCACCTAACAATGGTTCAGTAAACGGAATACTACCTCTGGGTGCTTGTGGCTCCGCCATCATATCACGCTGTAAAAATGAACCAACTTCATGTAGTCCACTAATACCACTTACACCACCTGCAGTACCGTAATTCCAAATTTCAACTGGTTTATAAACGTGACATAAACTTTTTGCAAGTGCAGTAGCCGCTTGTACTTTGCCTACTCCAGTATATATTACTGTGTATCCATTCATTTTAAAATCAGGTAGTTCAGCTTCTAGAGCTACACATATTGTTATCATTGTTGCCTCGCCTGCATTGGATCAATGCTTATCTCATTTATATTAACATCTTTTGGCTGTTCTATCAACCACTTTACATATCTAGCGGCTTGATCAATACTCATACATACCCTGTCAGGGTGCTTGTGTTGATTGTTGCTGAGTGTACCAAAACTTATGTAGCTGGTCTTTGGTCCGCTGTGCCATACTCCTAATAAAGATAAGCTATTGCTGTAGTCACGCAATGCTTTCTTTTCAGCATTATACAACCAAGCTGATCCTTTCTTAGTTCTATCAGTAGTTGAGCCAATACATACAATATGTGCTTCGCTTTTGGCTGTTCTAAGCGCCTTGTATACTATATCCAGTAGGACAGTTTGATGAAAGCGCCATAATGCACTGTTTATTATAATTATGTCATGTTTAGTACATTCGTTTGCAAATGTAAACATATGATCTGTTTTAGTTAAATCGTATCCTGATTCTCTGCTACAAAAAACAGCATTTGGATACAGTTTATGTAATGCTTGTGCAACACCTTCTTTGGGATTACCTGTTATAATCATATGTCTCTCCTCTTATTTTATCTAATTTTGTACTCCATTCTACAAAATATTTTTGATGTCGTTCAATACTATCATGTGTTAATTCTTTTATTATGTCTTTGAAATATTCATGGTCAGGATATCTTTGTTGTAATCGCAATACCTGTTGCATAGCTTGTTGTTTTTGTTCATCACTAGCATGTCTTGCCTGTAGTTGTTTTGGACCAGTTAATACTCTGTGTTCAATATAATCGATGCCTACATAACTTAAACACCAATTGTAAAACTCTTCTAAGTTACACATATTGTATACTTGATAAGTTCCGTTCAAACTCAGTGTATTATGCCATTCGTCTCTGCCTCCTTTTTGCCATTTATTGAGTTGCTGAATCTTAACATTTACTTCTTCCCATGTATAGTTATAGCCACGCATATATGGATACAAATCTCCAGTTGCGTCTATACTAACATGTATTTGAGTTCGCAAATAGTCTTTCAACTCTTCTAGTCTGGACACATCTAATTTGCTGGCATTTGTAGTAATTAACAATTTTACTTTTATCGGATCAACATATTGTTTTAGTTTATCCAAAAAGTCAAACACACTATTGTCCATAAATGGTTCACCGCCTGTTATCCATATGCCATGTAGTTCTCCAAGCTCAGGGCCAAACTCTTGCAAAAACTTGTCTACATCTATTTGTTGTTTGGGATTACTTTGACTAGCGTCATATTTACCACCCATTTTTTTCCAGTCTGGTATCCACGCATTACTAAAATGTGGACCACACATTCTGCATTTAAAATTGCATATATTATTAAAGTTCATATATAAATGTTTTATTTTATTTCTGCGAACGTTTAAATTTTTTACATAAACATTCTCTTCACCCATATACTTTTTTTCGCCTTTTTGCGAAAACCATTTGTTACGTCTACTGGTCTGTCCGTTTTGCTCTTTGTACCAACAACTATGACAACCATCTTCGTCCCATTTACCCGCAAGCATGTCAGTACGCAGAGTGGTAAACTTATCGTTACTCCATGCATCACGTTCGATTGGACCCATGTTGTAGTTACTCATCATGCATCTTGTTAGCCAATTGTTTGGATTAACTGCAAGTGTTACAAATGGCATTGGGCAATATGTATCTTTATGCATAATGACTCCATTCAGGATAAGCTAGTGCGAAACTTTGTTTACGACTTGTATCTAGAAGACCTTGTACTCTTCTAAATTCATTGAGATCGATATCTTCTTTTGTGTTATCTAGTGCATAATCTATTGCACCTTTTATTTTATTTAAGTGCTTGATTACCAGAGGTTTTTGTGCAGATTGGATCCTATCACTATAAAAGTTGCTAGCCCTGTCTAAATCTTTTTTATAAAAATTCATAATACTCATTTCAAACGGATCTTGTACAATATTAAAAACAAATTCTATATCTGAATAGTATTCAACCATGTCTGCCAAATGATACATGTTCATCCAGCTTATACCTGCATGAAAGTTTAAATGCCACTGTGGGCCTTGATTGCGGACAAACTCTGCATACTGTTTTACATTAGCGTCAACTATATGCCAATCATCTTTTGCACTTCTGGCCCAAGCATGACGTTGTCCCATACCTTCAGCACTTATTTGTATTCTTTTATTTTTATTACCTTTAAAATGACTGAACTGTTCTAGTAGATCATATTTGCCATATTTTATTGTTGTACCATTTGTTATCAAACTTAATGCTATATCAGTATTGCCTACTCTGATTATTTCTTCCAGCATCTGATAAGTTCCAGGCATAATAGTTGGCTCACCGCCTGCCATTTTTATTTTCTTTACATAAGGTAAATGCGTTTTAAAGTCGTCCCATTTCATATCAAATTCTGCAATGCCAGTTTTTGGATTAACGTTTGACACTTCCATGCCCAGCATCTTAGCTTCTTTAAGCCAAAGATTACTGCTACTCAACCCACAGAATCTACATTTATAATTGCACAAGTTGCTCCAGCGTATATCCAAATACTCCAAGTGAAAGTTGTCCATACTCCCATCTGCATTAGTAACTGAACGGGCTTGTTCTTCATCCCACCAATGATATGTTTTCAAACTAAATGTTCGTACACTATCGTCAGATAACTTTTCTCTGTTATTGCATTTCCAACACATGCTAGGCACAGTGTTAGGATCGAGTAGTTCTAATCTCAATTTTTTCATAATTGAATTGTTTGCTGTTTCAGCTATTGTGCTAGCCATTTCAAAAGGGTCTTTATACGTTTCACAACAGGCTTGTACTTGCCCGCCACTTCTGAACATCAAATGATTCCAAGGCAAAGGACAAAAGAAATCATTGCTCATATAAGTGCCTCCACTCTGGAAATATATCTATAAAACTTTGATTTCTGCTTGCATCTAATATGTTATGAATAGATTTAAAGTATGCTATATCAAAATCATTACTGGTATTTCTAACACAATTTTCGATAGTTTGTTTAACCTGTTGTAAATGTTTAGTAACCCGAGGAGGTAATGGACAGTCTAATATCCTTTCGTAATGTTGTACACAACGTTCAAGTTCACTGCGGGTAAAAGCATTTATATTAAGTTCGGTTGGAAAAGTTACAAGATTAAAGTCAAACTCCATATCGGGATAGGCTTGTATAAAACTGGGCAGATGCCATAGGTTTACCCAAGAAATACCTACATGGAAAAATGCGTTTCTGCGGACGTTGTTTGGTGCTGTCACAGTGAAACTTTTGTATTTTTCAATATTTTTAGCAACATTATCCCAGTCTGTTTTCCCAGCTCGTTGCCAATCATGTCTAATTCCCATACTTTCTGCACTAATATGTATTCTGACAGAGTTAAAATTTTCTAATAGACTTAATATATTATATTTTCCATATTCAACTTTAGATGCATTTGTTACCAAAATTAGCTGTAAATCAAGATTGCCTATGTTAATAAGTTCTTCCAACAGTTGATAAGTGCCGGGCATAATAGTTGGTTCACCGCCAGCTAGTTTAAGTTTTTTTAGATAAGGCAAATGTGGTTTTAAATCTTCCCAGTCTATGTTGTATTCTTTGATGCCAGTTTTTGTATCATAACCTGTGTATTTTCCTCTTCCTAATTTATATCCTAATAGCTTATGATCTTTAAGCCAAAGGTTACTGCTACCTAAACTACAAAATCTACATTTGTAATTGCATAGATTACTTGACCTGATATCTAGATACTCTAGGCGAAAGTTATCTGTTGTACCGTCGGGATAAGTTATTTCCTTTGCTGATTTAGGATTGATATGTGGAAATACTTTTAAATTATTTGTCCTCATACTAGGGACTGATGAATTTTCTTTTTTAACACAAATATGACACATTTTAGGAGTTGTGTTGGGATCTAATAGATCCAATCTAAGCTGACGTAAAACGGGATTATTTGCTGTTTCTGCTATAGTTTCACTAGGATCAAACTGATTCTCCCATGTTTCACAACAGGCTTGTACTTTGCCATTGGGTTTAAAAAACAAATGATTCCAAGGTAAAGGACAAAAGAAATTATTCATAATGCTCAAACTCCGGAACTATACTGTGCAAGTTTTCACTTCTGCTAGCGTCTAGTGTGTGCGTATACTTGTAAAAAGCTGGTAGTTTTTCACTCCAATCCTCATGCCACATGTAGTCAATTATGCCTTGTACTTTGGGCAAATGCACATATGGTTTTAATTGTTCATGTGCTTGCTGTTTAAGTGCATTGGGCAACACTCTTATATTCAAATATTCAGGATGATTTAATATATTAAAATATATTTTATGCCCGTATGGCTTGGCCCATTCTATAAATTGGGGCATACGCAATATGTTATACATTTGCACTGTACAATGTATTTCTATATTTGCATTATCAAGTGTTTGTATACTTTCAAAGTTTTCTAACACTGTCTGCCAACGACTGGGATGTCTGATATAATGATCTAGTTCACCCACAGCATCTATTGAACAGTTGAGTTGTATGCGTTTAAAGTGTCTCCATCTATCTAATAACCAACTGGGCATTTTAACCAAGTTGGTATTATATTTTAATCTTATATCTTTTGCTGTGCCGTTGTCAATAAAATAATCTAATAAACGCTGTTGTTTTTTAATTACAGTTGGTTCGCCACCTGTTAAGTATATTTCTTCAACAGTGTGTGCAATAGCAAACAAGTTTTGCCAAGTCTTTTCTTCTTCGGGCCAATCCATTCTGCTGAGACGTTTGTATTCACTTTCACTTAGTGCAGTTTCAACACTGGCCCACTCCTTTACCCACATGTTACTGGCATAGGGATTACACATTCTACATTTTAAGTTGCACAAGTTGCTGAGCCTAAGATCCACATATTTGATATCAAATGGAGCATCTTCAGTATACTGTTTGTCTTCACTCCATTTTTCATTCCATGCTTGTCTGGCACTGCGGATACCTGCGTCCTCTTCTCTAAAACAACGTGTACACATCTCTGGTCGTTCACTGTTTAACAGTTGCTTGCGGATCTCGGCATATGTTTCACTGTTCCATGCTTGTTGCATATCATCTCTGTACAGCTTATAAGGAGTTCCGTCGGGCTTGAGAATAAAGTTTTTGCCCGGTGTGCTATTACAACACACTCTCAAGTTACCACTTGCGTTTGTAGCTAGATGCATCCAAGGCAATATGCAAAACGTATCAGACATATGGTGCAAACTCCGGTACTACGTCAACAAGATTGGTGTTTCTTGTACTGTCTAATGTTTGTGTAAAACGTAAGAACTGTTTAAAATATTGACTTTCATCTTTAGCATTCATAAATGCCATATTTTGATTAATAAATCTATGTATACGTTTATTGCGTTCACCTCTGGGCTCTACTGTATTTAAATATTTTTTATATTTTTCAGTGGCTTTTTGTTTTAATTCCTCGGGCAATACTTGTGGATTAATGAATATAGGATCCCATGCTATATTACCATGCACAGGAGTATCCAATATACGTTCAAAGTATTCATAGCTTTCAGGTAATCCAAACACATTCCAAGCACTGTAGCACAGTGCCGCTCTACCAATATATTTGTTGCCCAGTTCAGCTTTCACTAATTTTAAATTTTCTGCTAGTACATCAGTATCTGATTCAGTTCTTATATAATTGTTTAATTCAGGATGTCCGTCTATGCTTAAACTAAGATCAACAGCTTTGAACTTTGCCCAACTGGCTATAGTATCAAACTTTCCGAACTTGACTTTGCTGAGATTTGTGCTATACTTAACACTTATATTAGTGGCAAAGGGCTCTAATGCTTCCAACACTCTATAGTGCAGTGGATCCATAAGTGGCTCACCTCCTGCAAATTCTACTATTTCAATGGTAGGTGCTAGTCTCAGTATGTCTTGTATAAATTGATCATTATCAAAATTTGTTTGTCTTGCAGTATCATTGTGTAGTCCTAAACTTTTATACTCATGTTTAACTGCACTCCAGTCTTTCATCCATGTTGTACTCAGCTCAGGCTTGCAAGTTCTGCATCTGAAGTTACACAAGTTGCTCATTTTAAGTTCTAATACTGGTACTACAAACGGCATCTCTATGGTGCATGTATCGGGAATCATGTGTTGTCTGGTCTTGTTCATACTTTGTCGCATACTAACTGAACCTTGATCTTCCATATCCCAACACTGAAAACAGTGTTTGTTACGCACACCTGTTAATAAATCTTTTCTTAGTTGCTGTTGACGCTCACTGTTCCATGCTTGTTCGAAAGTCATGTCTTTTATATTGCCCAATGTATCTCTACTGCGACAACAAGGAGTTATATCACCATTGGGTCTAGTGCTTAGGTGTGTAAATGGTAATACGCAAAATGTATCAGTCATGCTGTTTCCAACCATTTAGTTGTATTGAGATCTGCCGCACAGTTGCACCACTGCTTCATACAAAGCACAGGATCTTCTTCTAGCGTAAATCCAGTTTCAATATTACCCAATACTCCGCCTTGCTTGCACGTTGCTCTATACACACTACCATCATTGTCTATCATCAGTGTTTCAATACCAGCCATGCACTTCCATTTTTTAAATGTATTCCATTTGTTTTTGGTTAGTGTATTAACATTGTCCATCCAACTTTCATCTTGTGTAAACAATTCACAATTTAGCTCTGCTGTACCTGCACGATTAAAACTTTCCATATAGTCTAGCTCAGCTTGATTGTAATAATTCTCTGCTCCGGCGTATTGTATACCGGCAAACTTCATGCCACTGCTATAAGGCTTGTTCATTTCGCCTGTTTGTAAATTGGTCATTGGTCTAATACGTCTTATATTAAATTGAATTTCGTTTGCATTAAGCCATTCAACTACTGAACGTATCTCTTGTAATTTTCCAGGCAAGTACATTAGGTGTACTTTTACTTGCTTGCGATTTAAATTGCTGAGTACATGTTTCATATGATCCACACGCAAAAATTCAAAGTGCCAACTGAATATCAAACTGTCAATTAATTCTAATGCACGTTGATATTTTTCCAATGGCAAACTGCCATTTGTTATAGTACTGCATTCTTCTACTCCGTAACGTGGAAATAATTCTAATATATCCAATATGCGTGGGTGTACAAACGGCTCACCTCCAGTTATACTCATGCGTATTTGTTTGTCCGCATAAAACTCACGCATGGTCTTCACAGCATATTCAAACTTTTCAAAAGGCAAGTGCTTGCTTTTGTTGTCGTGTAGGTCTGCACCGCAATAGCTACAATCAAAGTTACAGCGTCTACCCATGTTCCATTCAATGCGTACCCACTCTTTATACTTTTTATTGCTGTGTTCTACTCTTACCAGTTGCACTAAAACTCACCTTTCAGTTCAGGTATACAATCTAATACATTTGTTCCTCTTATACGATCTAATTCTCTAGTAAAATGTTTGAATAATTCCCATTCTTTTTCTTTATATTTGGGATTTTTCATTGCATCTCTTAGACGATCCAGAGCATGATAGTTTTTATCCCATTTATCTAAAACACGTTGTTTAATATGAGGTGGCATATTATTGATATCCAAGTAAGCAGGCTTTGATACTAGATCTGCAAAATTATTCGGTCTTTCATATCTAGTTGGACTGTCACTGGTTCTATCAGCTATCACATGCCACCAATGATCTAAATCTCCAGTAACTCGTTCTATCCAGTCAGATAAATTTTGTAAATCAAATATATTATATATACTGATAGCAATGCTAAAGTATCCTCTTACATTATCAAATTGATCATACCATTTTAAGTTTTGTTCCAACTGTTCAATTGTTTGTACATTACTGCCTCTGATGTACTGATAAAGATCACCAGTTGCTTCAATGCTAACATTGAGTACAACACGTTTAAAATGAGGCCATAGCCTTTTAAGTTTTTCAGGTACTCTTGTTCCATTGGTGGTGTATCCTAACGTAACATTAGGCGCACTGCCATTTGCAACCAATATCTCCAGCACTTCGTACATTCCATCCTGCATCAAAGGTTCGCCGCCTTTGAAGTCGATGCGTTCCATTTGACTAAGTTTGTCTTCCATGTTTTTATATAAACTAGGATTTATGCTTCTTACTGTAGTATTTTCTAAATGTCTTTGAAATTGTGGATTTATTTGTTGTAATTTTTTATCTTCTTTGAACCAATGTGTGCTTCCCCAACTGCCACACATTCTACACTTTAGATTGCAAGTATTACCAAAGTTTAAGTCCATGTGTTTTAAATTCATTGGAGGATTATTTAAGTAAGCGTCGGGTCTATTTTCTATTTTTTCCAACATCCATTGTCGTCTACTAATACCTGCGGTGCTTTCATTTTTCCAACAATCTTGACAACCCTGAGGTTTTTCTTTTGCCAACATTTGTTGTCTCATCTTTTCCATACCTTCCCAAGCATCTTGTAGTGTATGACCTTTATATATATTCAGATGTTCAGTTTCTGCCTTCCAATCAGGAGTTCTTCCAGCTTCTTTTGCTATTCTCTGATCGGAAGTAAACTTACAACAAGGTTTAATATCTCCATTGGCGCTTAGTGTAATACTAGTCCATGGCACTATACAAGTAGGAAGATCTCCGGGCCAAGCATCACCAATTCTATACTTTTTATCAATATAGGTCATAGTAATTCTGCTAATATAGGAAACACCTCAGGAAACTTGTTTCCCCAGTTGCGTTGTTTATTAATTAAATTTAACCATTGTTTAGTTTCTGGAAGTCTAGCACTCCAGTCTTCTTGATTCATAAAGTTAATGATACCTTTATAACGTTTAATACCATATGGATTATTATCAAATGTTTCTTTATCAATGCCAGCTTCTTGAACACCTGTAAACCTATGCCAGTTTTCGTCTATCCAAGGATAAAATTCTTGTTCATATTTGTCTGTTACCTGTTGTTTGATATGTGCTGGTAATACTTTTAAGTTGAGTTGTGGTGGCCAATAAGCAAAGTGCATGTTAATTCCGCCTGCACCCAAGGGCCATTTGTTTATTTTCTTAAACCCTTGATCAACTTTCCACTTGACAAACTCTGGTATATAATGTACATTGAGAGCCATAATAGTAGTAGCTGTGGTAACTTCTACTTGTGGAGCAGTTTCATCCAACAACCAAAATACCTTTTCTTGGTGTTCCCATACACTGGGATAGCGTATATAATCATTGTGTTCACCGTGTGCATCTATGCTGTAGTGAAAACGCACACGTTTAAACTCTGCCCATAGATCAAATAAATCGTCACGCCATTCAACAGCATTTGAGTTGTAGCGTAATTCAATATTTTTAGCATAACCTTGTTTAATACATTCTTCTAATAGATCGTAGTGTTGATTAATAATTAAACTTTCGCCACCAGCAAAGTACAGTTGATACATGTGCGGAACTTGTTCCATTAGTTCTTTCCAAAAGCGTGGATTGTTCATGTGCCAATTGTATGTTGCTCCGTGGTTTTTGCCTTTGTTGTGCCAGCCGCTGGTATTTTTTAATTTTTCATTGTCTATTTGTGGATAAATGCTGTTCCATTCTTTGACCCAGCCACTTGAATCATGTGGGCTACACATAACACAAGCCAGCTGACATTTTGTACCCATACGCAAATCAATATAGCGTATTTTAGGTTCTACTCTACCGTCGGCTTCTGTAGCTTTAGCTAGATCAAATAGATCATATCTATTTCCCCAATACTCTGTCTCCCAGTTGCGTTTGCTTAAATGTCCAGCTTCTTCCTCTTTGTAGCATTTTAAACAGGGTGCTGGCTTCTCTCCACGCAACATCATTTTGCGAACATTACGCATGTAATCCGAATTCCATGCATCAGTCAAACTGGTTGTATTAAAGTTAGCTGGAACACCGTCGTCATTTTTAACTACGCCAACTTCACCGCCGCCTACTTTTTTATTACTGTCTGGGTCTTGAACACTGCTGGCATTTGATGTACAGCATGTTCGCATTTTGCCATCTGGTCTGCTTGATAAGTGTAACCAAGGTAACGCACAAAATGTCGGGCTAATTTTGTCTGTTTTCATATATGTATTTAACTACTATGTAAATTGTTCAGCAAAGGGATCAAATTCCGTTCCGCACTTCATAGCACATACACCTAATTTTCCTTGCTTTACACTGGGTAAATTCCAACTGTTTTCAATATTATTTAACAATGATCCTTGCATAACTGTGTGTAGATCATTGTTTATTACATCAATTCCCTCTTTCCCACCAGCGAGATCAATGTGTTCCCACACTTGTTCTATACGATAATCTTTATGCCACCATTTGTACATACGACCAGCAACCCAACAACAAGGCATTAACAATCCTTCTGCTGTAATAAAGATTGATTTTTCTTCAGCTACTTTGCATTTTATATCACAACTATCATAATAATCACGCATACTTCCATATGTTTTTTCTATTTCTTTTTGTTTTAATAGTGCTAGATTTTGATTACTTAATTTTTTAGGCTTCTCTAATAGCTGTGTTTCAACACCTTTTCTATTTTGTGCTTGGTGTGTGTCTTTCCTCTGACTGTTGGCATTAAAGAATCTACCCGACTTTTTCTTTTGAAAGCGTTCTACTCCCCATTCTCGGGCAAGTGCTTCTGCTTCTTCAACTTGATGTTCGTTGTGTCCAAATATAATAAAGTCCCAACGAGCTCTTCCGCCTGCGTCACAAAATGCTCGCATGTTGCGTTCTACATTATCCCATACAACATTTTGCCTATACAGATGATTAGTGTCGCTAAGACCGTCAACTGAGAATATAACGGCACCTTTCCGACCAATTGTTTTAGCAAGCGTCTGCCACCATTCAATATCTTTTGCTCCAGCATTTGTGTTCATACTTAGCCACATGTCGGCGTTGTGTTGTCTAAAATATTCAAATACTTCCAGTGTATCCTTGGCTACTATAGGATCACCCAAGTTGCCGCACATGTACATGGTGTGTAATTGTTGGATAAAGTCAGGTGTAAAGATACGTTGACAGTCGTGTAAACTTAGTTCACTATTATCTATATGGCGGTTGTCTACACCACCATTTTCATTTCTATCGCACATTGGACATGCCGCTTGACATTTTTGTGTAATTTCCAAATGTACTGTTCTAATATCTTCATAATTATACATCTAATATTAGTTTCACATCCTTACCAGGACCTGTTTTGCTGGGCAGGTCTCCGTATGTATTTACATACCATTCGATAACTGCACGGTACCATAGTTGACTGTTATGATGTGCTTGTTGATTGAATTGATGAATATTATTGTTGGTTGCCGCCATTGCACTCAATGCCCTAGCACTTTCTATTTGTAGATCCCTAAGTTTCAGATCGTCTAGATTCATTTCTTTCCAATCAGCATAAACCTATTATAAAGTTGTGTGTCTAATTCACCTTCATAGTATATTGTACGCATCGGATATTTCTTTTTTGCTTCTTTAACGTTTTTTACACAATTAATATGTTGTGAATTACTAAAATAATCATTTGTTTGTAAACACACAAAAGTATCCTTAGGTAAACGCTCAAACCAAGTTTCATCCATATGTTCACAACTGGTGTTTATAACCAGGTCAGGCTGAACCCAAATTTCCACGTTGTTGCCTTCCATATTTTTAGTTCCAACTATAAAACTAGCTTCATCGTCGTAGGTGATATCATCAACATCTTGCCATACACTTTTAAACTGCCATTGGTTATTAGTTTGTACATAGTTAAAATCATCTGCCATTTGTATGCACTGAACATCTTTTTCAAGACTTAAATATTTTTTAATATCAAAATTTTGAAAGAATAACTGTGCAACAGTAGCATACCAGCCTCCGTATTGTACTACTGTGCCTAACTTGGGAGGGTGTGCTATTCCTGTTTGTTCTGTTACAATTTTTTTAAGTTCATCTACCATCCATAACTTGCTACACATTTGTCCTCTGCTGAAATGCTCATTGAGATTTGCCTGTGTTTCCCATTTAATGCACCAACTGCTGATTCTTCTGATATATTCGTCGTCGATGCAGTGTGCAATATAACGAGCTATCTTTCTATGCGTGACATATTTCCAGCCTATATGATGTGACATTAGTATGTTAATAAATTCTTCACTGAATTCGATTCGTCCTCTGTTTATTTCACCAACTATTAATCTTTTTATTTTCCAAACATTACCATGTAATACTGCTTTTTTAATATTCATAAACATATCAAGTTGAGGATGATCAATATGTGTAAGGTATTCTTCAATTCCGTGTATCCAAAAGAAGTCTAACGTGGGTTTGTATATTATTAATTGTTCCCCGTCTTCACCTTTGATTACCTTTTCTTCACCTATTAGGAGTTTACCGTCTTCGTTTATTTCGTCAAGTTGCGGCATCAAATGTCTCCTTTAACCATTCAAAATCATTAATTAAATTTAATGTTTTTGCATTATTTCTATATGTTCGACCAAAGTCAGTACCTTGTGTTGCACCTAGTATTGCGTATTCACCGTTCTGTCTATTAGCACCTTTGCTTTGCCATACTTTTAATCTATACTCATTGTCAGTGTTGTCACCGTGTTCGATAATAGCACTGGCTAGTTTAGTACATTCTCTAAACGCACTGCGCCATGCATTAAAAGGATCTGTATTAAACGCTGTGATGTTACTGATTTGAAACTTGGGAACAAATGGACAACCTATACTTGTAGTCATATCCACATTCCAGTCTTTTGCATCTAATAGTGCTTTGCGTGGGAACAGCTTTGCACCACCATATCCGTACAATAGATCATTCACTGGATTTTGACTGCGCCATACAAACACACAATCAGTTTCGTATACGCCGGGCCATTGTTCTTTGCGAGGTCCTGGTGTAAAATTAAAATTAAACTGTTCGTCTATAATAGCATCAGCATCAATAACATAAAAGTTTCTAGTTTCTGCTAGTTTTGCCGCGGCTTTGTGTGCCGCAAAAATACCTTCAACACCCTGTACACGCTTGGCGTGGGGTGCGAACAGTTGCAGTAATTCAAAATTGTCATCAGCATATGGCTCATGATAGCTAATCTGAATAACATCTAACAAGTTTTATTTCTCCATATAACTTTTATTATACATGTTAATTGTAAAATGTCAACTACTCATATATAAATGGATCTTTGTCCTTTAGTTCTTTCATTTTCTTTTTACGCCATTTGTACTCTTTGTATTTGGTCCAAGGTAAAAGAATAAAATCAATTATTGTTTGCATAGTTGCTCCTTTATATATTCTATAGTATGCATTAATCCCGCCTGTCTGTCAACAGTGGGTTCCCACCCTAAACAGTCACGGGCAAGTTGAATATCCGGACAACGTTTGTTGGGATCATCTACTGCACTGGCTTGATGCACTATTTCACTAGTACTATCAGTAAGTTCAACAATCTCTTGTGCTAATTCAATTAAACTAACTTCGTCTGGATTCCCTATATTTACAGGACCTGCATGGTCACTGTTCATAAGTTTTATTAATCCTTGTACAGTATCAGTTACATAACAAAAACTTCTAGTCTGTAGTCCATCACCGTGTACAGTGATTGGTTTATTTTGCAATGCTTGTATTATAAAATTACTAACTGCTCTACCATCATTCAGTGCCATGTGTGGTCCATATGTGTTGAATATTCTGGCAATAGTTGTATCAGCACTGCTGATAGTACACATGGTTTCTGCTACACGCTTGCCTTCATCATAACAAGCACGTGGTCCTAGTGTGTTTACGTTGCCCCAATATGTTTCTTTTTGTGGATGTTCAAGTGGATCACCATATACTTCGCTGGTGCTTGCTTGTAGCAATCTAGCGTCAGCTTGTTCAGCCACGCTCAACATGTTGATCACACCTTCCATGTTGGTCATCAGTGTGTTCCATGCATCGCTTTGATAGTGTACAGGACTAGCAGGGCAAGCTAAGTTGTATATTTGTTTAAGCGGATCAAACTTTCCCATTAGTTGATAATCGTGCAAGGGAATTTTTATGTCCTGTTCAATAAAATAATAATTATTTTTTCCTCTGAACTGTAGTAAGTTATCCGCTGATCCTGTGTAATAGTTGTCCACAGCAATTACAATCTCACCTTGTGCCAACAGTTGTTTACACAATTCAGTTCCTAATAATCCTGCGGCTCCTGTTACCAATATGGTCATATATACCAATATCCCAATCGTTTTAAACTGTCGATTTTTGCTGTATCTCCTAAATACTCTTGTGTGTTATCCCAATCTTTGTATGCATATTTTCCAGTCACATGAAATATATGCCAATTTTCTGCACGTTCGTAGTTGTGTCCAGTGGGAAACAATGTAGGCTCTAATAAATCTATTCGTGTTTTTGTGTGTTTGATGTGGGTATTAACAAATAATTGACAGGTACTATCGTAACCGTTAGCATACAAGTAATCTGTATCACACATACTTATGTTTATTGGAGTTGCCCTCATTCCGTACATGCCTGTACCACAGTTGTAATCACCGTGTGCTTTTATGGGGTCGCCCAGCCAAGCATACTGCTTGACACTTTGACATATTTGTTCTGCACCATTGTTAAACATTTGTCTTATGTGAACTGTGTAATCTTTTTGTGCAACACAATCAACATCAGTATAAAACCAATTTAATCCACACTGCATAATTTGTTGACCTACAATAAATTTATATACAAACACATGATGATCACCTTGTGGTATGTATACTGTGGGAACACGGCTTTGCATTGCACTATAACTTAGTGAGTCCAATGCTACATACAATAAATCGATACCCAACTGTTTGCAGTTTTCAACCCAGTTCATAGCCAATGGTAATACTGTTTGGTCTCCCATACACCAGAACACTGTGTCTGTACCATATTTTAATTGTGTGCAATATTCTTCAATTGACTTTGGCATTTCGATCTCCTTGATAAAATGCTTGCACACTAACAGTGTCTTGACTTTGTGCTTTAGCACGAATAGGACCCATGCCGTTGGGTATGCCTGCTTGTTGATCTGCTACAGTTTGATTTATTATTAAACTTATTATATGTTCATAACTGTCCATAAACTCTGTGTCACCCGCTTGTATATCAATGGGTTTGCCTTCTGTTATCCATGTTTGCACAACTTGTTCAAGTGTTGTGCGTTCATCTACTTTGCCAATAATATATCTATCGTTGTTTGCTCTATCCAAAAAGCCTGCTTCTCTACACAAGTAAACCAATCCATATGCATCAACTACTAGGTCAACTTGTGGAAATCCTTTGGGTAGCATTTCTTTTTCTGTAATACAATGCATAGTGGGTGCATCTATTCCCTGACTTAATGCATTTAATGCATAGCCATAATCAATATGCAATTTATTCAACAGTTCGCCTTTGCGTCTTTGTTCTACTAGAGCAAACACTTGTTTAAGTTTTGTTCTATCTCCAAATGTTGAGGTATCAGTTGGCTCTCTGAAGTTCTCTCTCAGTGTAATAAAGTCAACTTGGTTACCACTGTCATGATTAATTTCTTCAATAAAATCTAGAACTTGTAGTAAATCTTCTTCTAGTCCTGGCAGTATAACATAATTAAATCCAAATCGCAATGTTTTATTATTCAATTTTTTATAACGCAAGAAGTCTGTTGCATTTTGTTTTATGCGTTCAAAGCCTTTCTTGTGTTTGGTCACTTGTTCATATACCGTCTGATTGCTTCCATACAAACTTATACGCAACACTTCAAGTTTAAACAAATCTGGGTTTGCATCAACAAACTTTTCAGTTAGCATGAATCCATTTGTATACAAGCTAAACTTGAATCCTCTTGCATGTCCAGCACTAATTAATTTCATTAAATCAGGATTGGTAAGTGTTTCTAACCCGCCACTCAAATAAAACTTGTAAGGGTCGTCGTTAGGTGCAGTGTTTAACAGGTTAACCAAATGAGGAGTAGCTTCCTTTAGTTGTGTCTTTTTGTATGCGGCATTTGTATCCATGTTACGACCACAAAACGTACACCAGAACATACAACTTTGTCCAATGTGTAGACCTATTCTATGTGGGTATCCGTATTGATTGTTTAATACTTTTTGTATAGTACCTGATTGATTTAAAGGTATTATTGTATTATTCCAATATTGACTGTTTCTAATATCATCAGTAATTACCTGTTGCACAAAGTCACTGTTTCTTAATATTCGATTAATTTCAATAATTTTAGGTTGACTTAGCTGTAACTTTTGTTGTATACTTGCCTGCTTTACAAATGGATCAGCACTGTAACAGTCAATTACACCCAAACATTTTTCTAATGTCCAGTCCAACTGTTGGTCATATCTACTATGTGCTATCCCACTAGCAATTATATCACGACTCAAATAAAGTCCTAGTATCTGTTTACGGTCAAACTCCGTGTGATGTCTAATAATATCCAAATGTTGTTCGTGCAGTTGTTGTACACTTTTAACTATAGTTTCAGTTACCCAACGAGTGTTGTCTGCGGTATTCAATTGCACAATACCATTGACAAATGCTTCAAGTTGTCTATCTAAAGTTTTACCATCATCTTGGCTGAAGTCATACTCAACTCCATCTATGCTGATCGAACGTTTGTTCACACTGTCACGTTCAAAACTAACATTGACTACAGTACCAGCAAAGTCTAATAACCAAAGTATACCCTGACTGGTTTGTTGTGTTTGTAAAACTGTGCAGGTTTGTTTGCTGATTATTTTTCTTAATATGGTCAATACATGCGGACCTATATCTTCTAATACACTGATAGTAGGATCACTTACATATGTGCTTCCGTGTCTTTGAACATTGTTTGCACTGTTCCATGTTATATCTATTGTTTTGGGTTGTTCAACTGTAGCGTCAGCTATCTCTTGTATGCGATTGCTGTATTCTAATTCTAACCCAACTACCAGTTTACATTTGTTTTTGTGTGCTAGGTCAACCAATTGATCATGTTGCTCCACGGAGCGAACAAACGGTTTTTCAACCAGCAAGTGTCTACCATCTGCAAGTAATTCTACTGCACTAGCATAGTGATCATCTGGTAAGTTGGCAATCCACACATGTTTGCCTGTGAGATTGAGCAAGTTATCCACACTCGCTAGTTTTGTGTTATGAGTATAATACTCGGTTTGATATTGATTGTTTGTTGCAACACGATCTATTATTTGAGCCCAACGTCCACCGCCTACTATTCCGAGGGTACGCACACTTCTACTCCGTACTGCTTGGTCCAACGATCAGCATCTTCTCTTGTGTTAACTAAAGGTTCTCCCTTTATGTTTAAACTTGTATTCAATAACATAGGACAGCCTGTGTCTGCATACCAACGTTCTAGCAGTTTTCTGAATCCGCTATTATCAGTAGTAGATACTGTTTGAACTCTGCTGGTGTCATCGTAGTGGACGATTGCTGGAAATTTGTCAGGTCTTTTACACGTTGAAGTATATTGCATGTATGGGCCTGTGTAACCTGTGAAATAATCTCCGGCATGTTCAGCGAGTATGGCTGGGGCAAAGGGTCTGAAACTTTCTCTGTGTTTGATAGTGTTAACAAGGTCTTTGACATCATCTCCGCGGGGATCAGCAAGAATACTACGGTTGCCAAGAGCCCTAGGACCAAACTCAGCACGACCACTGGCAACTGCTGTAATTTTCTTTGACTGTAAATTTTTGAGTATGTTTTCAACTGGATACTCTCCTTTAATATTATGTCCCAAATAAGGACCGGGCCATTCAATATGATGTCCCCAATGTGCTAGTACACAACCTACTGCACTGCCACTATCACCTGGGTTTGGCATAATCCAAACATCTTTAAAGTACTTATATGCAATACTGTTGGCACTACAATTTAATGCACAGCCTCCCATCAGTACTAGGTTTTCTTTTTGAGTTGCATATTTTGTATACATAACTAAACCATCAAAAATTTCTTCGTATATACGCTGTACTGCGGCGGCAATGTCAGCATAGTCTTGTGGTGTGTTTAGATCAGGTCTCCAATCTAAACAACCTCTATGACAGTTGCGTTTGAATAGTGTATAAGGGCTCCAACGTGTAGGTGAAAATTCAATAAAATCATTCTTTATGTCCTGGTACAACCTATCTGGATCGCCCACAGCCGCCATGCCCATGAGTATGTATTCATGTTCTTGTGGCTTTAGTCCTATACGCTGTGTCATAGCACTGTACCATATACCTATACTGTGTGGATAACGTTGACTCCAAGTTTTTTTAAGACTATCACCTTCGCCTGTCCATATACTAACAGTATCCCATTCACCTATACTATCTATATTCAATATAGCCGCATCAGTATAAGGTGATGTATAATATCCTGCGCCAGCATGGGCATGATGATGACTAGTTGTAGTGCATTTAGGCGCATCTTTTAGGAACTTGCGTACATATGTAGTAGGTGATTCTTTGCCTAGTAGTGCGTATTGCTTTGAATACAGTTGGCGTGTCTTTTTAAGTAATGGTTTCTCATAAAAATATATTTTGTATGGCTCGCCATAATCAAGAGCTTCATCGATTAAGTCTTGATTTAAGTTTTTATCATTCTTAACTCTACTGTAGCGTTCTGCATGTGCCGCAAACACTAGTTTTTTATCTCCAAATACTGCTAGGCTGGCATCATGTGCCATGCCTGTCCAGCCCCATGTGATCATAATTCGGTCTCATTCATATTAATACATATAGCCTGTTGTCCTGCTTTGAAGTATCCTGCACCTCTGCCTACTTCTTCACTGAGAGCTTCTCTTGCATAAAAACATTCGTTCATATCTCTATGTTGACTTACTTTTTCTACATAAGGAGTTGCATCATAAAAATATACAAATACCAATACCCACATTAAAGGTCGCCTCGCTCTCTCATTTCAGCACGAATTTTTGTAGCACTTATGTTGTGTACACGTTCGCCCAAGTCATGCTCAGTAAAAGTATAACCTACTCCTCTGCCATAACTGATATCCACAATATTAGGAACTAGCATTACTTCAAAGTCTTCGCCAATAATATAACCTTTTGTATATAGACTACCAGCAATATCATTTTCTACTTGTTTAAAATCAAACGGATTATCTACGTTTCCCATTCCGGCATCAGCACCTTGTACATCACGAACCATAATTAATACTTGTCCTGTAATCCCTAGTGCCTTTTCAAAAAGTATTGTATGCCCTTCATGCCAAGGTTGCCATCTTCCTAGTAGTTGTACTGTTGGTTTTTTATAATCAAATACCATTACGTTTTCTCCATCTTTCGACTACAGGTTTAAGTTGCTCAGCTGTGTCTGTAAACCATTGTGCTACATGGTAGTCACATGCAGGCGGTTTTTCAAACATAGCATTTGTATCCGCATAGCGTCCTTGTTCAATAGTATCCATCCACACTGTGTAGTCAGGTGCAAATTCTTGTCTTGCACGTTCTGTTGGACAAACAAAGTCTGCCACAGCTATTCCACCTTTAGCAACAACACCATCTGCTAAGTCTCGCATACGTTTTGCTTGACGCATTCTACCTTCGGGTGTAAAGTCCCAATCGTTAGCTTGTTCTCTTACTCGATCAGCATTGATCCATACTGCGCCAATTAACTCAGCAAAGGGTTCTGCTAGTGTGCTTTTACCACTACCTGGTAGTCCAAATATCAATATTTTCATCTTGTACATCCTTTATTAGTTTGTATGGTATTCCAATACTTTCTAATAATCGTATGAGTCTTATCTCACTGCCTTTCATTATTGTATCTATAGAGTTATTATCTATAAATCTTTCTAAGTATTTTATTTGTCCATCGGTTAAATTCATATCCCATCTTTTTTGTATGTTATCACCTAGCTCAGTTTCAAATATGCCATTGGCCCATAACAAATCATCCTCTACTGCATGATTGCAGTAGTAGAATTCAAAATTCTCTTGCTCAAGTCGCCACAAATGTTCTTTCCAGTCAAACTTGTAAAAACAAAGATCTTGGACATTTGCACCTTGTATAACAATATGTTCATACTTCTTTATTATATCATCTTTATGTAAATGTGTCAAGATATCATAATAGTTGATGTAGTTTCCGTAATCCAAAGTATACACAGTATATAGATGTTCATCAGACAACTTTTCTAACCAAGTTGATCCTGGTTTGCTTGCACCGTCACCAATTATCAGTACATCTTTCATCTCAGTTTTTCCAATGCTTTGCGTACAGCCTTTCCAACTTTTTTATTACCTGCTTTATTAAAATGTCCAATAAAAGTATCTTTACCATCTCTGCTTATTTTAGGATCTATAGGAGCAAATATATGATACTTTTTATTGAGGAACATGTTCATACTACCTTTACCTACTCCCCAAGGATACGGAATATCTAAACATATACCGTGTTCAAATTGAGGTGTGACTTCTTCAGCTTCTTCTACCCATTTAAAATAATACAGTGGTGTTTCAGTTTCTCTGCATCTTTCATCTATTAGTGTAGCACAACTTTGTATCACATGTTTATTGGTCATGCCATGAAACATCATTTTTCGCCATTCAATAGCTTCGTTTATGTTTCCTCCAAAGTCACCTTTGCCGTTAGCACTAATAAAATTAAAGTATCTAGCAGTGCCTTTACCTTGATATAAATCAACGTTTTCTGCTTGCACTTCATACTCATGCCAAAATCTATCACCTATATGTCCTGGTTCATTCCATGTGAGTCTAGGTTCATATGTTAATTGTACTAATACATAATCGAAATCTTTGAGACGATTTTTATTGTAATAGTGTTCGAGTACTGTAGCATGTTGTACTATGCCTCCACCACTAACTGCATAAAGTGTGTGATAGTTTTTTGGATCTAAACTCTCAACCCAACCGCCATTTACATCAAGTGTTTCTCTGCCTAGTCCGTTGTCTACTTTCTTTGTAGTGCCGTCAGGTTGTAGCACATCACTATACATAATATAGTTTGGATCATATGTATAGCTTCCTGCACTAAAACTACAGCCAAACACCAATACATTTTCATTGTAGTCCATCGCCTAAACCTTTTTTAATCATCTGTCCTAAAACAGTGTTTCCTTTTTGTGTAAAGTGTAAATCCGGATTGTGTAAATCTTTTTTGTAAAACAGTTGTTCAGTTGCAGGCTTTACATCTAAGTATTTAATATATTTATATGGGTACTTAACTCCAGTAAAACTGTAGCTGTATGTGGGCAATCCTGTTTGTTGGGCTAGACGATCCAAGTGACTTGCACATGCTTTAGTTAGTATATTCCAACTGTTTTCCATTTGCCAAAACCAATCACTCATTCCTTGTTGCCATTTGAAATTATATTGGTTAGCAATTTTGTTTTGCACTTTAGGTAATCCTCCTAGTCTATTATGAAATGCATTATCTATTGTCCATGCAAAAACATTGAGTCTAGATGTATAATACTCAAGTTGTTTCTGTATTACAATTCTAGGTTCCCATGTCTCTTGTATAATTATAGCACTATATTTTTTTATGTCAATTGATTCTAAACATGCACAGTAGCTCATAATGCCACCTCCTGGATGTGCATAAACTTGATATGGCCGATCAAGTTCATCATACCAGCAATAGTCTGTGTGTAGTGTTTCTGTTGTATTGTCGTAGCTGTACCAGCCCATACTAAAACTACAACCTAATATTAATATCATGCGTTAGCCTGTTCAACCAGTGTTTTCATATTTCCAAAGTTTACACTTTTATGATTTGCATTTGCTACTCTAGGATCACGTAGCACTTGTAAAAAGTTTTCGTATTCAGGATGATCGGGTTTCCAAATAGCTCTAATATTAAAGTCAATCATGTGTCCCCAATCAACAATAAGTGTAAATGTTGCTCTACTATACTTTCCAGGTCCTGACCAACGATCTGTTACCATTTGTATAAAGTCTGGTATCTCTTTATAGTTACATGTTTGTACAACAAAGTTATGACTCATTGCTCCGCTGAGTAGATTACCTGTATTGTAACTATTTTTAGTTTTTGTAAAACTAGGTATTTGACTGTAAACATAATCTACATTACTGACTAGTTGATCCCAGTGACCTCCTAGTCTTGTTTCTTTTTCATATGTTTCTTTTTTACCAGCATCAAAACTAAAAACAATTTGTTTAATTTGTTTATGAACTTTGCTTATACTATCCCAAACCTTAGGAGTAAGCATTACACCGTTTGTTTGAAAGTTAAGCCATGTGTTTGGTCTGTCAGTAAGATCCATTTCTTGTAAACGTTCTCTAAATATTTTACTACCAAAAGGATCACCACCACCTGTTATCCATATATCAAATTGATAATCTTTAGGTGCCTTCATTATTTCATCAAATAACTTATCTGTAAGTGATTTTCTTTGATCATATTTTTCACCTTTAGAATGAATAATTTTACTATTTCTACAGCTAGGACAATATAAGTTACAACTTTCATCTGTACCAACTTGTATATCGTGTGGCAAGTAACTGGCTTGCGTACTACGGTTTTTTAATGACTCAATAATAATTGGATCTACATTATATTTTTTAGGATTATCTATTACATTAGTTATTAGTGGCAATGCTGTTTCTGCATACTGAATTTTAGGACAAGTGTTGTGTTTGCAATGGGGCCAGTTCGCTCCGTCATACAACTGGTTACGAATTTCCTGCGCCTTAGATCCATTCCATATCTCTTCCATTGTGTTTACATTTAGATCACCTATGACTACTGGTAGCCAAAAAGGACAACACATGAAAACCAAACCCATGTTATTGATTTCTGCTCTATTAAAAAAATAACTGCAATATCTTCCGTTAAGATCTTTTTTGGTACCCGCAATAAGACTATCGTCTTGGTGGAAACCTTTGGGCTTCCATCCCTTAGGTTTACCTTTTATTACAATGTCAGGCGTTGAAGACTGCACTGCATCTACTACAGAGGTCAATGTCACAGCGTTTTCCTTTTGCTAATAATGATTTATAGTCATTGTACTTTTTGCTATTCCAAACGTCTACAGGACTTGTATTCATGTCAACTTTGCCCACAGGATTGCGTTTACCAAAGTCCCATGGACACAAATACATTGTACCGTCGATATATATAAATGCTTCATTTTCAACTTTTTTACAAGGCAAGTTTAAACTTTCGGTCTGATCTTCCCAAGGATGAGAATACAGTTCAGTAATTTTAGCACATCCTGGTCTTACATTATTCCAATAATCTAAAAACATTTCCTGTTCAGCTTCGGTATCTGGCAAGTTAATCATTCTCACCTCACAATCTATTTCAGGATGATTGTCTACAAATCTAGTTACGTTTTCATATACTCTATCAAAGCTAATACCTCTTGTTTCATCAAAAGTTTTTTTAGTAAATCCATCAACACTAAAACGCATTATGTCAACAAACGGTGCAATCTTTCGTTCTGTTTTCAGCGTCATGGGTTCACCATTGCTGTTGAGTTCTACTTTGGCTGTAGGATCTTCTTTGATATATCTTGCTATGTCCGGAAGTCTTGTATCAACTAGCGGCTCGCCTAGTCCAAAAGGTCTATACGTTATGCCTAGGTCTCTTGTATCATCTATAATTTTATAGATCAATTCAGGTTCCATGTGTTCTTTAGGAACCAAATGATTTGGACAAAACCAACAAGTTGCATTACAAAATGTAGTTGTTTCTATTTGGAGGTATTTAAACATATTAGTTTCTCAAATTGATCCTTGGGCAATGTAGTTAATCTGATAGCTGTGCTACTAAATTCTGGTGCTTTGCCATACAGTATCTTTTGAGAATCTAATCTACTGATTATTTCGTCAGTTGGCTCAAACACAACATGATTGATCGTTGGCTCGCTATATATTTTACAATTACTAAAATATTTATGTGCAAACTCAATACCTTCTCTATTGCGTTCCAAGCTCTTTTCTACTATATAATGATGTTTGTGCAGGTATTCTGCAAGTCTAAGTGTAATACTGCTTACACTCATAATTGGTCTTATCTTTGTAATTTGACTAATTGTATTTGCATGTCCTTGTAGTATGCCAAGTCTAGCACCTGCAAGTCCCCAACTTTTGCTATAACTAAATGCTAATAAACAATTTTCATAATTGCATAAGTCAAAATAATCTTCTGTACAAAAATGTCTGTATGTATTATCTATTAGCACAGTCATTTTTGGATATGCTCCACAGATATAATCTATAAACTTTGCACTGTAAACTCGACCACTTGGATTATTTGGACTACAAATGTAAAATACATCTGGTCGATGCTGTTCTATACTAGCTGTGATACTATCTTCATCTTCGTTGCATTCAATTATATTTGTAGTAAGGTCTATTGCATTTGTAACACTGCCTCTGTATGTTGGTGCTATTGTTAAGAACGTTTTACTATTATCAAGTGTTGCTTCAAATGTTAAACGTATTGCTTCGTCACAACCTCCAGTAATTAATATATTGTCCATTGTTGTGTTGTAGTAGTCGGCAAATATTTCATAGTACCTATAGTAATCTTCATACTTCATTGAACTTGACAAATCCAAAAAGTGTTTTATAGCTTTTTGTATATGACCACACAGTACTTCGTCTTGGTTTTCATTTCTATCTAAGTTTATGTAGCCAGCTTCGATCTTTTCTACTCTATTAAGTAAGCCACTCCAATGTGGTCTTTGTAGTTGTTTTATACTATCTCTAATCACTGAACACAACCTCAGCCTCAGCTTTTTGCTCTTCAGTTCTTTCAAAATAATATTTGTGTTCAATGTCTCTACCATAGATAGGATAGTAAAAAATATCTTTATCTTTGGGTATTATTTTTTGCACTTTTTCAGCAAAAGGTGTATCTTCAAAACTCATACACTTAACATTAATTTGATCTTGTGGATAGTCTGCAACTAAATTGCTAACTTTTTGTAACACTTTATCTATTGTAAACTCTACATGAAAACTAAATTCTAAGAACACACCTTTGTCTAATAGATCTCTATATTTTTTCTCACTGCCTGTTCCGTTTGTGCTTATTCTAGTTTCATATCCTTTTTTAAACGCTATGTCTACTAGGTCTGCTATCTGTGGATTGAGTGTTGGTTCTCCTCCGGTAATATAAAGTCGTCGACTGGGTTTTTTAGGAACATAAGGATCAACTAAATTTAATCCATGTGTAAACTCATCTACAGTCATATGTGGGCTTGCGTTATCATGTACACCATTTATTAACTTGCCTGTATCATCAAAAGTTGGTCCAGGACAATATGCACAATCATAATTGCAACGTAATCCAATATGAAAATGTACTTCAGCCATTGGCATTGCCATACCTCTACCCATTGCTACAATGTTATCATCTGTTTTTGCAACTGGTAATTCTTCTAACTGCCAATGATTAAACTGTTTATTTGTAGTAAAATATTCTAACAATTCTTCTGTTTTTGCTTTTGGTTGTAGTAAGTCAGCATCACAAAAACATGCTTTGGTTTTACACAAAGTTTCTGTATTAAGATCTAACTTGTTATAATCTTTCCAATGTCCTTCGTGACTTGCAATATGTCTCACATTTGCACAAACACCACTACAAATTTCACCAACTGGATTAATACTAAAGTTAGTTTTATATATAGGACAATGCCAGCCTCGCATGTCCATTTGACGCATTTTTAAGTCTACCATGCTTATGCGTTTGTATTCCATTTTGTCTGTTAATACATAAACTGGATTCTCTACATACACAGGCTTTTTATAACCAATAGTGCCATCATCTCGTATTAGTATGCCGGTATTACCTGTACCAATCCATACGTTACCATTCATATTTCTTGTTACAAGTTGTTCAACAATTTGTCCATCTTCGTAACGGTTAATATTACGAGTAACTTTGCTTACAGCATAACCATGTAACTTGTCGTCTTTATACTGTCCTGCATATGTTTTGTCAACACCCAATCCGTTGCGTTTACCGTCAGTATATTCAGCAACCGAATCTTCCATCTCGCCCGGACCCGAGTAACCATTTCTAAGCATTTTTTTAGTTACTTTCATGGTACTCGCTTCCTTGTCTGAAGAAATCATATTCTGGGTATCCAGTAACTTCTTTTAGTATAAAGTTATCCTTTTTAAAAACCAGATCAACCTGGTGCAGGTTTCCACGTTCATAATCCATGTTTACAATATCCCACAAGTGAAAACCTATATCTTCTAGTTCTATTTTTATAAAACCAATAGTGTCTAATTGACTTTCTACTACTATCAGATTAAATTTAGCCAGTGTCTCTAATCCGCCAACTATTACATCTAATTCATAACCATCGACGTCAATTTTACACAAACTATGCAAAGGTGGGTCAATACCTAAACTATCCAAAGTTTTTATGTTAGACTTTATATCAAAAGTTTCGCCTTCGTGTACGCACCTTAAACTTGCTTGTGTTTGATTAGTGTTACCAACTGCTACATTTATAAGTTCATAACTGTAGTTTTTATAGTTTTCGTATATTACATTATTATGATTTGTATCTGGTTCAACTAAAACATAATGTGCTTTAGGAAAACTATACTGTAACCACGGAGTTCCCGAATGTACTCCAATATCCAAACAATATTCAACGTGACAACCCGACTCTTTTAAAAATTGCAAGCTATCTTTTATTCTAGGAATACGATGTCTAATCATTTCCGACCTCATATAATCCTAGTTCGTCAGCTTCAAAGTTTTCCGGCTTGGGAGACCATATTCCTATTAGTGCATTTTTATATTGCCAATAGCTCTGAGGACGCATGTCCCATATTCTCCATTTACCCTTTCTTGCAAGATCCAGTTGTGGTTGATCTAATGTTTCATGCGAGTATATGTCAGGAGTGCAACACATTTCTTCACTAACTAAAATTCCTCTTTGTGGATTCATTAGGTTCTTTACAGCATGTAATTTCTTCCATGCTGTGACTCCGTGTGTTGCATCATGTATTGCAAAATCTACCGGACCATACTTGTTCATTAACTGTTTACAAGTATTAGGTGAATAGCAATTTACACCAAGCTCTAGTTTTACTCCTTCAATTTTACTAGCAATTTTTAAATCTTCTACTTGCTGTCTCTCTAGTGCATTTTCAGGTATACTAGTTGGTGTTAGTTTATCAACTCCGATTATAGTTGCTTGTGGAAATAATTTTTGTAAAAACTGTAAATGTTCGCCTCTACCAATTCCAAGTTCAACAATAGTATAATTTTCATTTAATCCAAATATTTTATTTGTTCTTTTAAGATGTTTAACTATCAAATCATATACTGCACAGTATCTTCTTTGCATTCTGCGTTCAACACTTCTAGTAGTATTGTCTACCATATCAAATGCAATGCTACTATATGTTTCAAAGTCTACCGGAGTGCCTAGTAAAAAGTTGCTCTCATAATCTCCTTGCCCTAACTGTTGAACTTGTATTCTTCCATGGTGTCTCCCACTTAAGAAATGTCCTTTTGCAGTTCTAATCCAATCTCCGTAGTGTGTTGTATCTCTTTTTCCTTGTATAAAGTTATATGGAGGTACATGTTTAGTTTCAGTAACAAAGTTTTTCTCTTCATGCCTAGTTACATCAAACTCTTGTTCATCTTTATAAGTTGTAGTTCTACCACCTACTGCATTTACTATTGTGCCATCATCGAGTGTTCTACAACCTAAACCATCTATGTTGCATTCTTCTAATCCACATGGTACATCATTTAGATACCACTGTCCTTCTCTTGGTTCAGCAATCATTCCATCTACACGACCTATAAACTTTACACCTTCGTGTACTGTTTCAAGTACACCGTAGCCGCAAGGTTTGTTATTACTAAACTGTCCATAATATCTTGCACCAGTGGGCCATACATGCACACCATATCCTTGTTTTTTATCCAACAAGTATTGTCCTACATAAGTTTCACCATGATCCCATTCTTTAGAGGCCATGCCAGTAACTTTACTGTGATCAAAATCAGCCGCACACTTGCCTGTCAATGGCAGATTATAAAATCCTAAGCCATGTTCAAACTGTGTTCCATGTCGGTCTTGCACGACTTGTCCTATGTATGTTCTAGATGGCTTATAGTAGTCCCTCATGCAAAATGTTCCTTGCAATAATTGTAGAACTCTATGTCCTTTGTTGTTGTTTCTTTCACTAGTTGTTTCTCAACGTCTGTTAGTTCCTCATAATTTACATAGTCAATACCATGTTGACTTAAATTAAACTTTGTATTATGCTCATAGCTAATACTTAGATTGGGTTTCAGATCATACTGCTTGGCTACTTTATCAAACTGTTTTAAGTAATTATCCTCCATAAAGAACATATGATCTAGTTTTTGTATATTCTCAATAGCTTGATCATATAGTTCTTGTTCATAAACGGTATCAATTTTCCTTCCGTAATCAATACGCAAACATTGTTCATTACTGAACTTCTGATATTGTGCATATACAGGAGTTGGATGTAATCTACTACAATTAATAATCCAAGTTGTAAAGTCAATATCAGTAATACAACTATGCACGTTAATTATTTCTAACTTGAAATAATTGTATGCACTCATGATCCGTCTGACAGGATCTCTTAGTATAGTAGCATACTTTACAGGATTTTGCAAGTGTTTATCTAAATCAAAGCTAACGCCATGTCCAATTATCAAACTAACCTTTTGATCTTTGCAATCTTCTATTAGAACTTTATACTGATTGGGTTGTCTAAAATTAAACACTAGTTCTTGAGCAACACGTTGATAAGCAAATGTACTATTTGTTCTATATCTGTTTACTAGAGTGGTTCCTCCATTTTTAAGTATATGAAATACTGCTAGTGTTTCCATTTGTCTTCACACCTTTTGAAAAATTCTATGTCTGCTTGTAAATCTAATTCAACAAGATATTTTAAGTCTTCGTCTAGTTGATGATACTTAACATATTCTAAATTGTGTTTGCTTAAATCATGGCTTGTTTCATTTGTATAAATCATTTCTTCCCATGCATCTAAATCTAATTTATAGTGTGCTAGTAAATCGTCAAACCTTTCAACTATGTCGTCTTCTTGGAAAAACACATGATCCATTTTACTCATTACTCTTTCCCAAGTGATATTCATATTGTGTGTTTCAATTTGATTTTTTTCTTTTATCTTCTGCTGTATTTTTGCGTTGTCAACATAGCTTGTGTCTTTTTCAACGTCCCATGTAAGCACTGTGTTTAGATACATGTCGTTCATTGTAAACGTATTTTTTAACGTTCCGGCGTCGAACCAATCAGTGTGTTCTACATGTTGATACAAATAGTATTCGTACTGTTTTGTAACTGGCATTGGACGTAGCACATCTTTGTTTATAAACCACATATAAAAATCAATGTCAGGACTGTCTGGGTTCATATACAGCATTTGTGTACGATAAAAATTGTACATGCTCATTATTCTACTGATAGGATCTCTCACACAAGTTATATAAACTAAGTTGTTAGAAAGTTTTTCTTCGTAGTATCCTATTTGTACACTGTGTCCAAAAACTACACTTGCTTGTTCTGTAACTTTATCACCAAGGTCAGTAATTCTAAAACTACTGTTGGTATTTCTGTATCTTTCTTTGAGTGTTGTTCCGCCTGTTTTAGGACAATGAGGAAAGATGATAATATTACTTTGATTCATTGTACACTCCGGTTTGTATTTTTCTTTTACACTTTCTTAAAAAATTATAATCTATACTGTTAGCTACTTGATAGTCTCCTCGTAGTGCAGTGTCGAGCTCATTACTTTCAAATCTAGTGTTAAAGTTCAAAAGTGGATAATCTGTTTTTAAATACTTGCTGAGTCTTTGTGAAAGAATTTCCAAAGTAAAATCATCATGATTCATAACTTGTTCTTTTGGATAAAGAGATCCTTTAGTAGGGTTCCATGTGATATAATTAATAAACCCTATAAATTTGTAATTTTTTTCTTCAATTTCTTTAGTTTCACTAGTGTGTATATCTAAACTTGTAGTAATTACATTTCTTTCTTGAAACACTAACTCTTCAAAAGTTTTACCCTTAGAATCTCCTCCACTGTCTAAAAAATCCATTGTTTGTTCTATAGCTCTATCAAACGGATCTCTGAATATTAAAATGTCAGCATTTTCTGTTACTAGCTCTAAGTTGTATATGTTTGCAATCTGTTCATGCCAGCAGTTTGGAATATAATGTAATTTATTCATACAGCTACCGCTTCTTTAAACTTGCTTAGTATCAAATCAGTATTGCAAAAACAACTTGTCTTTTCACATGTGTATGCATAAGCAGGCATTCTAAAAGTCCTAAGATTCTCTATATGTCCAAGCCACCTTATAGTACCATTTTCATCTTTACCTTCAGGTAAACATGCGGCTCCACTAATATATCCAAGTTCATTGACAAATAAACCATCTATACCAGCATTACACTTCCATCCTTTGAATTGATTTTTCTTTGAAGCATATAGTCCGTTTGTATCTAATATAGTTTCTTCTTTGTATCTGCCATCAGCCATTTTATAAACTGCTGTAGCATCAATTGGCATACTGTACTGTTCAAAACTAACATCTGGGTTACCAGTTTTTCTTTTGAATGCTAGTTTCTCATCAATCTTTGCTTGCTGTTCTTTTGTGTATACATGTGGTCTTTCTTTCTCTGTTAACCAATCAGCAACAATAGGAACTTTCTCTACAAAAAACTGTCCCATATATGGTTGTGTTTTTAGTATTTCAAAAAACTCAATACACTTATCAAAGTATACTTGTTGTGGGTGCATCATAATACGCACTCCTAATAGTGTATAAGGCCAAAGTGTATCAATAACTTTAACACAATGTTTTAAACTTGTTTTCTCACTGTGAAAACTAAAACTTACCCAACGAAAACTTTCTTTGTGCTTTTCCCAAAATTTAAGACTTTTGCTTCCGTTTGTTGTCAATCCAATTTGTACCTTTTCTTCTACTAACCAGGTTAGGAAATCATCGAATACAGGCAATGCTGTAGGTTCACCGCCAGTAAAACTTATAACAAGTTCTTCATCTTCATTGAGATAACTTTTAATTTTAGTTACAAATGCTTTGTATACTTCTAAGTCAAAAGCAGGACTACTACCTTCGTAATTGTAAGGGTGGCAGTATGCACAACTGAAATTACACTTGTTGGTCAAGTTCCAGTTTACATGAAAGTATTTGTTATACTTTTGTTTGATCTCAATAAGTTCTGCACTATCCGACAGCATCTACTTTTCCCTCGGTAAGTTTATAGCCGCTAACTTGATTAAAGTCTGGATCTGGAACTATATCAAAACTTCCAACTTTTAACATTCCCCAGGTTAGCATATCAAATTTGTTACGAGTATCAGTCTTTTTAATTTTATAACCACCCCAGTAGTTGTCTAAACTATAATTTAAATGATCTACTGCTTCTTCATGTGTTCTTGGATCGCCACACCAAAACATTAGTTGACTGGTGTAACAGCAACATTGTTCTAGTAAATCAAAACTACTACTGGTCATTTTGATAGCATTGTATTTGTCATCATCATACATTTCGATCATCACGTTATCATAATCGTACCCTATTTGTGTAGGATATAAAAATATCTCGCCTGGATTTCGTTCCATACTAAAACGATCAACCCATTCATCTTCTAAATAATGAAACTGTTCACCAAACTTCAATCCAAAATTTTGTAGATTTGTTTCTTGTGTAACAGTTGTTGTTACGTCTCTTAATACTTTGAGTGAATGGAAAATATCAACCAACTTTTCAATATGTCTCGTAAGTCCTTGGTCATTTAGAACACGATAGATTAGTATACATTGTGTTTGCATAGGATTAAGTATATCCTGGTGTACTATTAGCCCCCATTGGTGATCTATTTTTCCAGCATCCATTTTATACCATTCTTGTAATGGAATAAACTTTTGCAAAGTATTATCAATCTTAGTAAATGCTTGTCCACTACTCATTACGGTGTGTCCTAGTATGTCACTCAACGGTATGTTGTCAGTTTTGTATGCATCTGCAATTTCATTCCATTCTTCTATTTTATCATTGAGAGCAGGAATGATTTCGTATAATCTTTCTAATGCTTGATGAACCAGATACACATTCCAATGTGTTATATATGGTTTACCGATAATATCTAACTCCAACTCAAACCAGTCTGCAAAGATATCGCATTTGATTAGTTGTTTTTCTTTTTTATCGTTTTGTAATTCAAGCTCAAACTTCATACTTGCTCCATAGTTTATAAAGCTCTGCAAAGTCAGAATTGAAGTCTGTTTTACGCATTGTATCTATACTGCGAATATATTTGTTGAGGGCGGGCCACTTGTCGCTCCAATCCTCGCTATTCATAAAGTTTGTCATATTCTTTAATTCTTGCACTTTATTCTTTTCTGGGTATTTCAGCATGAAGTTATCAATTTTTTCTGTTATAATTTGTTTCATTTCCTTAGGTAATACTTTAGCACACATGTACTGTGGATAGTGTAACACGCCAGGATGAAACATTCCTTGGTGATCATGTATTCCAATTTTTTTATAGTTTTGATCAAACAAAAACTGTGCAAAGTCTGGCAAATACCAAATGTTTAATGCACTTACAGTACACAATACTTTACCAACAATATGGTCAGCCGCGTTTTCTACTTTGTCCAGTGTTTCGTGTACAGTTTTCCAATTAGTTGGATAGCGTAACCATTTGTTCATTTCGCCTATGCCATCTATACTAAGCATAAGTTCTACAAACTTAAAGTGACCCCAAAGTTCTAATATATCATCTGGCATAATAGTACCATTGGTATGATAGCGTAGTTCTATATGTTCAGCATGTCCACTTTCGACACATTTCTTTAAGAAACGTCTGTGGTTCTTTAAATATAAAGGCTCGCCGCCTGCAAATATAAAGTGACGCATTCCGGCTAACAATGGATCTATCTCTTGTTCCCAAAACTCATCATCAGCGGCCCAGTCATATTTGTTGTTGCAATGGTCTTGTATTTTCCAATCCCAGTCACCTTTTACTTCAGGATTGTCGTGACTTAGATCTCTAATCTTTTCTGCATCTTTGACCCATTTACTAGAGTCAGTTGGTCTACACATAACACATTGTACATTACAAGTATTACCTAACCGTAAATCTAATGTAATAACATCTTGATCCAAACTGCCATCTTCGTTAGTGCTGGCTATTAGTTCGTCAACATATTCTCTTGTTAATTTCTTTACCCATAGATTGTTTTCATTCATTCTATGACTACGAATACCTGCCGCTTCTTCTTTCCAGCAATGCATACATGCTTTTAGTGCTTTGCCGTTGAGCATATCTTTTCTAGCATTTTTCCAATAGTAACTGTTCCATACTGCATTTATATCAGCATTGTTTAAGTTAATACGTTGGTCTTGTGTAGGCTGAGCTAGACAGCAAAGCAAAGCTGTGCCGTCTGTATAAGTTGCCATGTGCATCCATGGAAGAATACAAAATTTCTTTCCATAGTCTTCCAAAAAATCTTGTGCCATTATTCTACCAACTTTCTAACATTTTGATACAAGTCATCATCAACAATACTAAAGTTGGTATTACGCTGTCTGTCCCATACTTCTGTCATCTTCACAAAGTCTTGTAATTGTTCTTTCCAATTATCTAACTGTGGTTGTTCCAAATATCCTACGATACCATCTACACTATTCTTAATTAACCAGTTCTTCTCATATAATATATTACACTGTTCTTTAAATTCAAGCAATCTATTTTTTGCATTCTGTCTCATTTCAACAGGAAGATTTCTCACATCTAAATACGGAGGATGTGTATTAATTAATATGTCAACACCAATACTTTTCCATTCTATTTCTGGCTTTCCTGCATAAAATTCTTCGCCTAACTCGTGTGCAAGCCATAGTATTTCGTGTATTCGATTTATGTTGTAGATTTGTAGTACAGGACTTATATTGCTAGAAACGTTTGGTAAACTTAATATGCTTCTATAGTTTCTAAGTATAATGTCCCAACTCTTAGTGCCTCGTATAAATTCATTTACAACGCCTACACCATCTAAACTAGCATTGATGTCTACACTTTCAAATTTACCAATACTATCCAAAAACTTTTGATTAGCATTTGTACAGTTGGTATTCATAAACACATTAATATGTTTACTATGACCTTGTTCAGCGGCATAGTTTAAAAACTGCATGTTGTTTTGAATCATAGTTGGCTCACCACCTGTCATGTAAACTTTTCTTAGTTTAGGCATCCATTCGTATATGTCTTTCCAAAAATCATCAGCATCAAACTTTTCTCTGTATTCTTTGCTGTTGATCCAGTCTGGACGTTTGCCGTATGTTTTCTCTTGTATTCTGGTATAGTCCTCTTCAACATCTGTGAGCTTGGCATCTTCTTTAGCAATAGTACTACTGTTAAAACTGTTGCACATTCTACAACTAAGATTACACAAGTTACCCAAACGCAGGTCCAAGTAAAGAGGATCGTGTTCTGGTAATGCAAAGTCATTATTATAGCTTGCTTCAATGCGTTCATGAATAGCTTCTTCGCCTATACGGCGTTCCCATTCCTCATTGTGCATTTGTCTGAAACTTTTTTTACCTACTTCTTCTTGCAGGTAACAGTGTTTACAACTACTAACTTGTTCTCCTTGAATCATAGTCATGCGTATATCACGCATGTCTTTATCATTCCATGCTTGCTTTAGTGTTGTACTATTGATATCTAAAATTTTGCCATCATCGCCACGTAGTACACTGGGTTTGGCAATACAGCAAAAGTCAATACTTCCACTGGTATTCACCATCATGCTTAACCAAGGGTAAACACAAAATGTTTCCCCGTACAATTCATCCCAGTCTGCCATGCTTACTCAATACTATCATCGACTTGATCTTCTCTTACCATAGCACCTAGTCTGTGTGGATTTTTATAAACAGTTTTAAAGAATCTACTTCCGATATGATCCATATCTGTAATTTCAAAATCTAACACACTCCTAAGTTCGTCACCTAGTTCTATAGTTTTAGCTTTGAGTTTATTCCAATCCCAACTTACACCAGTATTCACGCACATTTCTTTGCCGCCTTCAAATTGAGGGAACAGTTCTTCATTAAACATTTTGCTTAACCAATCAAAGTCTCTCACATTACGCCAATCCCATTTGCGTCTTTCTATGTTAGTCATGTGACAACCTAATCTAGCACCATATATTGCCCATAAACCATTTGTAGCATCTTCACCTACTGTCATCCACACCAACAGTCTTTTATAGTTCTCGTAATGTATTCTTTTGATATCAGCAGGATCAACTACATCACCGCCTTCTAATCCCATTTTTACACCTTCACGGAAACCTGCTCTCCATGCCTGTAGTGGGCTACCATTATTAGCTACATCACAATAAACATTGTTCATCTGTATATAACGTATATTCCAACAAAAGTCAACTTGTGCCGCTTTGTCACTTTCAGGAGCCGCTTCATGTGTACGCATTTTATTAACAACGTCTACGGGCCAGCACTTAATACCGCCATTTCCATATACCAATCCGTTTACTGCATTTTTTCCTGCCCAGCTAATTACATCAGTCGGAGTAACTCTATCCATGTTTAGTTCAGCATTAAAAAATTCTTCTCTTACAATATTATCTGCATCAATTGTAATAAATCTATCCGTTTCAGCTATTGCCGCGGCGGCTTTGTGTGCGGCATCACTACCCCATACTCCGTGACTGCGTTTTGCCCACGGACATTTATCTTGTAAGTCTGCCCAATTTTGTTCTGCGTTAGGCTCGTCATAGCTGATATATATTATATCGAACTCTGTAACTGGCGTTAGTGTCATAGTTTACTCCGGTTGGTTAATGTAGTCGAATGTTAAGTCAACATTACTTTCTCTGCATAAAATTCCACATTTAGTTAAGTCTAAACCTGGGGTTGGTATTTCTAAAGTTCTATCCCATCCTATGCTATTTAATGGAAGAACAATATGATCTAGTAACTGACTTGGATTACGTGGATCTGTTATATACAGTCCTATATCAGTATATATTTTACTGTCCTGTGGATTTTGGAAATTACTTTTAATTTGTGTGACATCGCCTTTCTTAATTATTGTAAAGTCTGTTGCAACGTCTTGAGTTGGTTGAGTAGGTTTAGCAAATGATCTTCTCCTACTGTATCTTGTTCTATAATCTATTCCTGTGAAGTTTGCTTTTCTCTGTAGTCTATAACTTTGAAATATTTTCTTAGTCATAACACTCATTTCTCCTAGCCCACATATTCTTCGCAATGGCGCCATATCGAAAATCATATAACCTTCTTCGATCAGTTCTCCAGGATCAATCTCAATAGTTTTTACTAGAAAGTTTGGATCATTGTCTTTAATTAAAAAAAGTGTAATCGGATCGTATACTCCGTCTTGTTCAGGATTCAAACTTATATTTCTAAAAAAACGTTTACCTGTCATTCTATACAGTGTGTCTTGATTAAAGTTTACTTCCATTTTCCAACTGTTGATGTACAGTATAATATTGATATCAGCTTTAGTTTTTTGATTAAGTGGAACTACACTTAATCGTCTCTCAGCTTCTTTGATTCTCAAAACTGCTGACTTCTCAACTAGTTTTAGTTCATGATTAACATCGACTACTGCAAATTTTTTAGGGTCAACATGACCCATTAGTATTTGTCTAGCGTCATCACTATCTGTTACAATAAAAGGATTTTTTATTTGATCCTTTTCTCTATTTGTAACCGTGACTACATCACCATTTTCGTCGTCATAATAAACACACCATTTAGGTGCAGGTTTATCGCTCTTGTAATCTCTGAGTAAGGTTGGTTCTGAAGACATCTACTATTTCATCTGTTAAAAACGTTTCATCACTATAATGAATAATTCCACTGCTGATAACGCTATTTTCTATTTGTATTTTCTTATTATTAGTTACCCAATAGTTTAACATATCAGTCCAGTTACCCGGAGCTTCTTCTGGATTGTTAAACACACCATGTGATAATGTATGTAAGTCATAATGATTACTAAGTTTTACACCAATGTCGTCTGTGTGATCAACAAAGTGTGTAATTACATTACCTAAAACATTTTTTTGAAAATACTCTGGTTTCTTATTTGGAAACACATGATTGTATACGTCTCTCCAGTTTTGCAATACAGGGTCAGCCATTTTAAACCATTCTGCAACTGTTTCATCTTTTTTATCAAAATACATCAAGTTATAAAAATATTTAGGTAACTTGTATTGTATTTCGTATTCGAATCGATTAACTCTTGGAATAGGAAAGTTTCTATAAGCAAGTGCGTCATTCGGAACACTAATGCCGTTCTTAGATGACATTACCGCCCAAAGATCATTTATATCAACATTTACAAATAGTGTATCATAATCAACATATATTGTTTCTTCGTAAGGAGTTGCGTGATAAACTTGCCATAAGTTCATGCCATGAAATCCGTCTTTGTGAGCACTGTTTCCGTATGGTAATTCTATCATATAGTCAAAAGCATGTTCATAAAAACTTTGAACATTACCTAATTGACCTTTATCTACAATCAGTGTAATACTTGCATCTGGGTCGCATACTTTTATACTACATGCAAGTGCATAACAATATCGAATATTGTCTTCGCCTGTATTAATACCTAAGGTTACAAAACCTCTATTAGGTGCATCATTGTTTTCAATTTCAATTTCTTCAGACACTGGTTTCTTCTTTCGCTAAATTTAACAAAGTTTGATAGTGCCTATCTAATGCACGTTTGTTCATAATATGTAAGTTTTGATCTGTATGTCTACACAATATATTTTTCCATTGCTCTGCTCTATTGTGTTTTAAAAACACAACATCATTCAATCCATTTACTTGTGCAATATCATCTTTTTGATCCATGTTTAGCAACGGCTGTCCCATAAAATCATGTATAAAGTCATCATTGTTCATACCATTCATTAGGTGTGTTGCAATGCTAACACAAAAGTCTGTTCTAAATAACATTTTAGGAAATTGGTAAAGCAGGCTATAATATTCCCAATTCTCTTTTACATGAGCCCATATATCAAAAAATAACTTGCTTTCTTCACTTTGATCAAAATAAACTATTGTACTCCACCAATGATGTATTCCTGCTTCATTCAAAGTAATTTCGTTTGTGTAAGGCATTTCTCCACCCACATACTGTGCGTATCTATGCATTGCAATAGGTAAATCAGTTTCAAAAATATAATTGTAAAAGTCGTTCATTAACAAATAGTCAGTGTCTAGTAACAGTGTACGCTCGTAAGGCGTATGATTGAAAACTGTGTGTTTGTTACTATTCCAAAAAGGTGCATTAAATTCACTCCACGGACTATCCATGTGCCTTCTTATATTAGTTCTCTTTTCTGTTACACTACCGTCGATAACAACGTTATCAAATGAATCATTGACTAAACCTTTATCATGGCTTTGATTCATCCATTCCATTGTGCCTTCGTCAGTAATAAGTGTAACAGGCATGTTTAGTTGCTTTTTTGCATAATGCGATGCTAGTATAGCAAACTTAGCATAATCTAGTTCTTCATTGTTATAGCAAAATAAACAAATGCCATTTCCTTGTTTTTCTGACATTCACTACCAATCCATTAAACTTTTAATATTTCGAGCTTTCTTAATTTTTTCTGCTTGTACTTTGTAGGCATTACTTGCCTCGGTATACGCACTTACCATTGTTTCTAAAAATTCACTAAGATTATCTATTAATATTGGATTCTCTTTGGTGTCTATTAGAATAGCTTCTTTCCTGTCCATATCAAGTAAAGTCTTTACGAAGCTAATGGTAACTGCATCAGCGAAAAATACGCCCTTTGCATAATGCACGGTTTGCAAAACTTGAGTTCGTTGTTTTAGAGTGCGTTTTTGATTACCTAATGTAATTCGATAATTTGCAAACTCTAACGCTTTTTCGAGTCTCTCGTCCATACTGAGTTTCTCCTTTAGTTATATACTACTATAACTTATTTATGTGAGTTTTGTCAACAGTTTTTTAGTAATCATCTATACTTGTGAAATCATTTACAATAGCAAATGTCGGAGCAGGTGTTACATCAAAACTAGTTGTGCCAATGGTAAGTGTATCAGGCATCAAATAACTTACAGTAGGTGTTATTGTACCGTCAACAAAGTTGTTGTGTGTAGTGTCATCTAGTACCATTTTAAATTGAACACCAGCTCCGTTATTAATATACTTTCCGTATATTTTAAATTTTAACTGTTGATAGGTGCTATAAGCACTGTATGCACTAACATATATTGTGCTACTGTATGATCCGCCGATAATTGCAGGATCTGCCCAACCAGGATAGTTTCCAGGTCCAGTAATATATCCGTAGCCATATCCATAAGATCCATATCCATATGTACCAACTTTTCTACCTAGTGTAACGCCACTAGATGTAAACAATAGTCCTTCGTTAGTGTTTGTGTCTGATCCATCACCGTAATTTGCAGTGAGATCATAAAAGCCTTTGCCTTCACTAGTTCCACTTGTTGTTGCGGCACTTTGCGTCATAGTGTCCCAATTAAAGTTTAGTACACCCATTTCGTTAATGACATCACTCCAGTTGTAGTAACCAGCAGTCGAACCGCTTGTCATGTTTAGTGCTACTCGTAATTGCCCACCGCCATTGAAAAAATACCTAGCTGAGTTATAATCAGCCCATTCAAATTTATGTTCACCATTCAGCTGATTATTCCAAGTTGTTGTTCTTTCATATCCTGTAGAAGTGGCGTTAAAAGCACTTGCATTGGTCGCATCTATTGTTAAATGTTTGTTGTTTAGTATAACAGTGTTAAACTTTGTTCTAACTAAGTTTAAATCTTCAGCTCTAATAGCTGTACCTGCAGAAATAGTAGTTCTATTAGCTGGTATTGCAAAAACTAAAACGTTGTCTGTCAGATCTGTGTGATTAATACTAATATTTGTTCTAGATACTAGTTCTTGTAGTCTTTCTGCTGTAATAAGAGTACCGTCAACTAGTGCATCAGCTATATTAACTGCACCCCAGCCAAATTTATGTGTTGCTATTCTATTAGCATCAGTAACAGCCGCAGTCGGATACTTGTCGCCAAAAACTTTGTTTACATCAACGGCTACAAGATTGTATTCTTCGTTTGTTACTAAATCACCAACAGCACCAACCATCTTACTTCGATCCTACTACTACTTCTATTGTACCTACTTCTTCGGTAGCTTTTTCTTCTAAGGATCTACCTACTACTTCTTTCCAACTGTAGTCGTCTGGTGCAACCATTCCAACTCCGTCTGTGCCACTAGATACTACTCTATCGCCTTTACCAATTTTTCCAATAATTTTACATGGAACTCTACCTGATAGTGCTACAAATGGATGTGTAGCGTCTGTACCTGCGGAAGCATTCATTTCAAAGCCTGGTGCTGTACTAATAATTCCAAAAACTTTGATATCGCTTGCTTCTGTTGTTTGTGTAATTTCTTTTGTGCCGCCAATTTTTACTATTGTTCCAGCCTCATATTCTGCATCTGCTTCATAACGCTCTGCAAGGTCAGCATATTCTGCACTTGTAGCAATACCTCTAAATTTATAATGTGTTGTATTGTTCATTGTTACACCGGATTGAATAGTGGGAAACTGTGTACTGAGTGCAGTAGTACCATCTTCTAGTTTTTCATCTATATGAGGTGTCCAAGCTGTTGTATCATCGCATGTGATTGTTACAATATTGCTATCAACAATCATTTCTATTGTTTTATGGAAATTTCCGCCAGTGTCTTTTCTGTTGCGGAATTCAATTTTTGTTGTACCTGCGCCACTTAACAATACACTCCAAACACCATTGTCGTAAACTTTCATTTGACTATTAGCTGTATCGTACCAAAGTTGACCTTCAGTTGGATTGCTTGGAGCAGTTCCATTGGCAAAATGTTCTAATAGGTGCAACATATTTTCGTTTAATGTTTCTCCAAAGCGTGTGTAGTTTTTACCAATCAATCCAATACTAGTACTGGTATCAATTGTTCCGTCGTTTACAACTATTGCTGTTTTACTACTTTGACTATAATCTATTGTATATGGCATATCTTATTCCTTACAAGTCTGCAAAACTTGATCTAATTCTTAATGTATAAATTACCTGTATCTTTCTATTTGCACTTTTTTGTACAGGATGAAATACTACATGAGTTAACAAATCGTTGTTACCACTGTAAATTCCAAGTTCGTCAAAAACGTAATCACCGTTCATACTTGTAGCTGTATCTGTTGAATCTTGTCCAGTTACGCTACCATAATCTAATGTGCATGTTGTAACTACATCACTGAAAGTGTTAGGCGCTGTGTGAGCGATCTCTGTGCCATTTGTAGCACTTCCGCTTACAGATTCGTCAACTGCTTGACTAAATGTTTGATTGTATAAAACACCGCTAGCAGTATTAGTATTGGTTGCTTTATATGTTACTGTTCCTAATCCGTCAATGGTTGTACCGCCATTGCCAAATCGCATTGTAGCGATGTGATGTGTTCCGGAGTTACCCGCTTCGTTTGCAAGCAAACTAGCAATAGCAATACTCATATTTTCATAATTAATTGCATTTCTTCTGCGTACTAATACTTCGCCAGATTCGGGATCCCATATTTTAATATGTCCCTCGATTCCTATTAGTGATGTATCATTTAAATTATCTAGACTCATTGTTCTTTCCATTATAATGTATTTATATCGTTCCTTTGCCTACATTTCTAATGAAAGCATGTTCTGGCGTAGTTCCTGTTGCTGATAGGCTTATGCCACTATCATTATATGCTAGGCGTAGTCCATCACCATAATGTGAGAACTTATCTACTGTTGGAATTTTTGTTGTTTGTCCACTGTTGATAACACTTGCACCGCTAGTGTGTTCTACTGCACTTGTGCCTAATGTGCCTCTTGTACAGAATAACAAGTTATTTCCGTCTACTGCATTGTATTCGATTCTTTCATTTCCAATATATACTACTCCGGGATTTGCACCTAAGGTAATATTTGGATCATCTAGTACAGTTGCATCTGTCACTGGTATTGTTGTATCGGTTGTATTAATATCAGCAGTAGTTGTTGTTTTTTGTGCATCTACAATAGCATTACTTTCTTGTATGTTTGTTGGCATATAGTAAGCCATTCTAAACGCTCTACTATCAGATGTCACTGTACTACCACTAGCATTTGTTTGTACTAGTATGTTGATATTCTCTGTGAAATCTGTAGCTACTAGTTCTTCGCCAAAGCCTTCTAATACAGCTTGTTGGAATACATTACCGTTGTAATCATCTGAGAAACTTGCATTTGCAGTTGTAAATTCTGATTGATCAATATCACCGGTCGGTGTGCTGGTAAAGTCACCGCCAAGTAGTATAGTGTCACCTTCCCAACTTCTAATACTGTGATCTTCATAGTTGAGTGTAATAACACTGTTTCGTTCAATATCTTCTATTTCAATATTTGTAGATTCGCCATGTGTATTGCTTTCCATACTGCTTAATAATTTAGTGTGGAAAGGTTTGATACTGTTTACATATTCTTCTACAACATTTATATCGTATGATTGATACTTGTCTTTGTTTATTAGCAATGGTCTCTTAATTCCTAAATGTGCAAATGTAGTTTTGAAAGCAAAATCGTCTGCTGTATTTTGTAATATTGCTGTAAATAATAACTTAAACCACATCTGATTATACTTAACATGATGTGTTCCAATAAAGATTTCACTTCTAAGTAGATCCATTAGTCTGCTTATAACGTTGTCGCTACATGCATCAAATGGTGTTACATCTAATCCAATAGCATCAAATCCGTTGCCAAACTTTGACTGATTCCATATCTCTTCACTTAGTTGTACAGTTGCTTTTTCTTTAAACACAAGTTTGTCTTCACCATTGATATAATAATACATTTCACTTCTGTCTATGTCTGCTCCTGGGCTTGTACTTTTAACTAAAATATAACTACCATCAACTGGATCTCCAGCATTGACATAGTCTGTTCTAGTATTGTACACAATATCAGCTACTGTGTTTGGATTAAATCTAAATGTTTCGTTTCCGTCTGTATCTGTTTCGACCAAGTGCCAGTCTACTAAGTTAGTATAATCTTTAATTTTATAGGTTACTACTCCTTCTGTAAATGCGTCGGTAAATGCATTTTCCCAATTATTAATCTCGTCAATAACATTTACAGTACTCAATAATGAGTTTACACTATGTACAAAGTTTTGTCTAGCCTCTTTTACATCTCTGAACAAACTTTGTCTTGGACGAGTTTGAAATCCATATCTGTTGTATTTGTGCAGTTTAAGATCAGGTACTGGTTGACCTCTCCAAACACTGATGTCATCAGCTTGTGTATCTTCTATAAAGTTATAATCATATACTCTACTCCAGTGACTCATATCTGTGTCTAAACTAGGTTGATTGCCTTGGTTGTTTGCTTGTAGACTTATGTAAAAGTCTGTGCCTTCTTTTACTACTTGATCATCAGCATAAACTGTTGTATTGTTCCAAGTTGTATAAGGTTTATCGACACTAAATCTATTAAATCCAGCTAAACTATCTCTAATCTTTACATGCAAATATTCGGGTATAGTTATGTTAGGATCTTTTTCAGCAAGCATTACCCAGTCTTGCATTGGTAATGCAAGGTCAACATTTTTCTGATTAAGTTGTGCTACTGTATCTTTGTTAACGAAATTTCTAATGTTTGCCAATAATAAAGTATCATCGCCTGCTTGTGCCGACCAACTTAGGTCAAATGCATTTGGATTAAGCATTATTTGTGCTAGTTGGAAAACATTGTAATTGCTATTTCTAATACTGTTAGTTTTGTTTTTAATCCAGAAATAGTAAACAGTTTCAGTTTGTTTACTTGCTTCGTTGTAATAATTTTCTTCAGTCCAGTTGTATACGGTTTGTCCGTTTATTGTAACACTATATGCTTCACCGCTAGCTTCTTTATTATCAACTATCGCTTTTTGTGTTACTAACTCGCTCCACTGTTCTGGAGGTACAGGACTTGCTGTCCATTCGTAAATGTCTATACTTGATCCATCAAACAGTTTTCCCCAGTTATTTTGTTGATAATCTACTGTACTTTGCTCGTAGTCTAAATACACTGCGGTGCTGGTATTCCACCATCTTGCACCCAAGTATTCTCTTCCCCACTGCTCGTCATTTGTAATACTACCATCTATGTTATTAAAATTATAGTTTGCAATATCGTTTGTAATTTTATAGTCAATCTCTTTGTCAACAAAACCAAATATAATTCCTTTAGCTGGATCGAAAACTTCTAATGTTGTGATAGTGCTTTGTTTCTCTGCATCATATAATTTAATATTTTCTATTAGATCATTTCTCGCTTGTGCAATACCTGTTCTCACTTGCTTCCAAGAACCAATGTGACCATTGGTATCACTCCAAGTACCAGTCCAACTGTATACTGCACTTTGTCCGGTTCCATCATCATCTACATAAGCATAAATTGGATTTGCTGATAATGCTTGCCTAACTCCTGCAAAATTGTATTTGTAAACATCATTTATTTTAATTTGTCTATCAGCTTCTAGTGCGGCATAAGTTGGGAAACGCATTTTTCTTAAAGGATAAATGTTACCAGTACTGCCGTTCTGTTCAATAAATTCATCAATGTAAAACTTGTTAGTTTGATTTGATACTTTGGTTACTTTGTGTATTCCGTCAATATTAGGAACGCTGTTACTTCCTCTTATTAAAATATAATCTCCAACACTCAAGTTATGTGCTTGCACATCACCTGTTTGTCTATTAACTTTTATCTCTGCATCATCTCCAGCGTCTGGACCTGCACAAATATCAAATGTGTATATACCAAAGTCCATTGTTTGATAAACTTGATATCCTAAGTTATAACTGCCAAATTCACTGTCATCTGCAACCCATATCGCAAAAATATTTGGATCATTTGTGTCTTTTGTAAACACTGGATTGCCATTTGAATCTACTATTGCCTCAAATACTGCACTAGTTGCACTTTGCGTTGCACTCAGCGTTTGTGCAGTTATACCCACAGTTGTGTTTGCTGTACCTGCACCAATTACCATTGTACTATTTGTACTTGTAAGTCTTAGTTTGTTGCTGGCATTTGTTGCACTTACTCCGATAATGTTTGCATTATTAATTTTCTCTACAATATCAATAATATTCAACCCTACATTACTTGTAGCAGTTGTTGTACTGGCTGGTACAAGTCCACTTGGTAAACCTATTGGACTATTTGCTGTTCCTATGCCAATGAACAAGTTAGCCAGCGTTGAATTAATTTGTAGTACGTTAGTATTACTTGTTCCCGCCGATGCAGTAATACCTGATATGCCTGCATCATTGATTTGATCTATTGTTTGTTGTAGTGATAAAGGTAGTTCTAAGTTTTGTGTATTTGATGATGAACTTATACTTTCAGTTGCTGTGCTAAATCCAACATTTGCATTTTCAGTTCCAACACTTATTGTTAATGTAAACGTTACTGCTGGAGTGTTTGTTGTTTTAGTAATTTTTAGTCTACTACTAGCATCAGCACTTGCTGTTACATTACTAATTCCTGCATCATTTATTTCTTGTACTATATCAGTTAGTGTATACAATTTAAAGCCGGGTGTAGTTATACTTACTACTACTGTGCTTGGTGCAAATGTAGTTGATGCATTTGCACTATCTTTGAGATATGTTGCAATATCATCAGTATATGTACCGTTGTTCATTGCGCCTTGTGAATCAGTAATATCACTGGATCCAACAATTTGAGCTCCTGATATAACTTGTGTACCTACATAGCTCGTACCTTTTATATTATTAATAATAACTAAGTCCTGGTCTAACAAAAACTCTGCAGGTTGTTGTGTACTACCGCCACCTTGAATAAGTGTAAGTAAATGACTTATATTCAATCCTGCATTATTTGTATAGTATGTTGTAATCCAAGTTGTCCATGCCGCCGCACTATTAGATGCAATGTATGCCGCTCTTAAGCCTTCTATTCTTTGTATTCTAGTTGTAGCTGAACTTGATATAGATGATTGATTTTGTATCCAACTAGTATTAAAACTATTTTCGTATGCCTGCTGGGCCGTAATGTTTGTATTTGCACTCTGTGGATCATTGAAGTTAACTGTAGTACCATCAATAATTAGTGTAGCAGTTGCACTACCTTGTATAGTTGGATTAATAGTTGACCCTATTTTTTCAATGTCTACAAAAGTAGTTGTAGAGACAATATTAGAAAAAGTAACTGTAGTATTGATAGTAGAACTAGAACCTAGTATTAATGTTGAACCGTGTGGCACCACATTGGTACTAGCAATGTTTACTGTACCTGGCACTTGTATAACATTTGTAGTTGTACTGGTAGCACTCTTGCTTAATGTTATAGTGTTACCATCAATAACTAAAGTTTGCCCTGTACTTGGAATTACCGGTAATTGCACTGTACCTTTCAGTTCAATAGGATCACTAGCAGTTGCTATTCCACTGGCGCCATCTTCATCTATCATTGACCAAGTCTTACCTTTATGTAAAACTTTTTCGTTAAACTTGTAACTTACATTACTATCCCATATACCAATGTCCTGCCAGTCACCACTGTGGTCATATGATTCTTTTACTTCCTCTGGAAACTGTTCAAAATCTTCTTTGTTTATAACTTTGTAGTCTGCTTCACTCAGCAACGGTAAACCAGCAGTTGTATAATCTTGTGCAAATAGTTCGTCACTTGAATCTTTAAAAGTGTTTACTGGTCTTGTTAAGAAGTTATTTTCAGTACTATCATGTACTTTAAGAGGACTAGTTGCATCAATATCAATTACGATATCACTGAGTACATCAAACTTTTGTCCTGCACTAATCCTGACAGGCTGTGGACTTGTTTTTAGTAAATCAGGAGTAATTTGAAATTCTAGTGTGCCTCTAGTAGATGTGTCTCCAAAGTCAGCAGTTCTGATTGCCCATTGCTCTAGTAGCTCTGCACTTGCTTGACCGTCAAATAATTCTTGGTTACGCATAAATGCAGTAAGTGCATGATCTGTACCTCTGTATTTGTAACTGCCTTTGACAAATTCGTAAAGAGTGTCATCGTCAAAGTCTAAATTTTTGCTCCAGTCTGGTTTGTTATATCCTGCATTGAATCTTGCAATATCACTTAATTGTTTATTGCTTAGTGTATTTGTTCTACCTAAGTATTGATCCACTTCTCTAGCAACGGTATCATAGTTTGGTATTACAGTATTCTCATCGACAATATAACCCGGTGAATATAATTTACCATTCCAATCTTTAGTTCTACTACCTCTCCAAACTATTCTGTTGTGTCTTTGTGCAATACTAGAATCGTATATTACATCATCAAAGTTAGTAATATTATCAAATACAAATGCATGTTCTAGTTGTACTTTGTACAATCTTATTCCGTATAATCTAACACTGTCGGCGTCTTTAACTTGAAATACAGTTTCGCTATCAGGCTCCATGCTTTTACGATCAATTATTAAATCTGTGCTAGATATTTGCTTGCCTTTTTCGTTAATAATATTATACACACCGTCATATTTCTTGTTAATATTATCAAAGTATCCGTCTGCTCCGTCGTTAACTATTATTTTAGTATCGTTTGGAATAAGTGTGATATCAGTTGTACTGTTTCCTATTGCCCAAGTTACAAAGTTAGCCGCTGAACTTCTCCATTGCTGTGTGAAGCCTAAGTTGTTTAAATAATGACCATACCCGCTTATAAAGTTATAAACTTCTTGAATTGATCTAAGTTCTGTATTGTAATCCAACTGAGTTGTAATTTCTTCAAACGTCCTATAACGTAAAACTGTTATTTTATTAGTTCCCTGAAACTGTACACTAATACCTGGTGTTGCTGTTTTTGGTTTGTTATATACAAAATACGATAAACTATTATCAAATCCATTTAAGGTATAACCGTTTGCTGTTTTGCTAATTTTAATGCCGCCAAAGAAAAACTCTACATCTGGTTTGCTAGTGTACATAACAGTTGAAATATTTTCCTCAGGAACAAATACTCGACCTTTGTCCTGACTGCTTTCTAATATAAACTGATTGTTTCTGTTTACAAAGCCGCCTGCTTTGATCATTGGTTGAAAACTTAAATTTTCTAATCTATTTCTTAAAGTATCTGCACCAGTTCCATACAAATTACTAAATTCAATAACTGCATTGCTAAGTCCATTATAATAGTGTGTGGCATTTTCAGCAAGTATAGGATCTAGTTCTGCACCACCTGTTGCAATGCCTAGTAATGGTCTGTTAAAATACTGTTCTCCTTGCTTAGTTACACTAGCACTGCGAATACTACCATTTTCTACAAATACTGTTACTTCACCATTAATTCCAAAGTTATCATTTACTGTAACATCAGGTGCAATGGTATAACCACTACCAGGATTAATAATTTTAATGCTTTCAATAATCTTTCCTGTAATTGAGCTTCCGCTAAGATTAGTGTTTTTCCAACTATCTAATTTAAGTTTATCTGTATCAATTTCTTGTGGATGATCATATCCTGCTAGATTTTTTACTTGTCTTCTAGCTGTTCTAAAATAGTTGTTCAGCACAATTAGTGGTCTTGTTCTTAAAAATGCAAGTACAAGTGCAAGTTTACCTGCACTTGATCTGCGCCATTCAGCTTCTACTGGTCCGAAGTCACCATAAACAAAATCTTCAGATGCCTTATCTGAACTAGGCGTTGGCACAACATTTGCTGTGTCTGGATCGTTCATTACACCACCAGTTGTTACAAGTGTATTGTTATTCCAATCATAGTTTTTATATGCGTAATTGATATCATAAGTTTGATTGTTAGCACCCAATGCAGGATCACTTGTTTGTCCATCTTGTAGCGCCAATAACAGTGCCGCACGTTTTGTTAAGTCTATCCAGCTGTAGTTTGCGTCCCACCATGTAGGTTTTGAGTTGTGACCTAACATTTCCCATGGATGGGTATGTGGTCTTTCTGTATTAAAGTAATAGGTGTATATTCCTCTCCAGCCGCCAATGCCAGGACCTACACTGCTATAATTCCAAGTCCATTTGTCATTGATGTCATAATATGTGCTACTGTTCAACACTGTAATATTGTTTTCAGACTTATATTTGTTGAACTCACTTCTAATAGAATTGTTTAGTTCATCCCATGTGTACACTGCTGGTCTGTGTGCATTAGGAAAGTATGTGCTAACATTAACAGTTTGAGATAGATCTGCTCCTAAATTATTATAGATCCTATTCTCAAGATCCCATATTCCTGCATCGACAGGATTAAATCCTGCTTGCTGTCTATTATACATTTCTGTACCTTGTCTGACATACACACTTCCGTCATGTCCTAAGACTACATTACCAGTAAATGATCCGTCGCTATCAACGCTGTAGTCTGCTCTAAGTTCTGGTACATATGGTTTAATCAATCCTAATTTAACTGCACTAGGAGGAACAAAGCTAACACTATTTCTCTTGTACCATCTTATGTGTGCATTATTCAAACCTGTGCCTGGAAAACTATTAATGCCTGGTGCAATAATAGTAACTCTATTTTGATTGATAAGATAATCTAAACCTTTAACAAGTGACTTCCAGGAGTGATTACCATTACTGTCTGGAATTTGAATCCAAACTTGTACATGATTAAATGTGTCATCATAATTATTAACTGCTTCTGGTAAATCAAAAACTGGTGTTTGATCTAGTATCCAGCTAACATCTATACTTTTATAATCTCTATACATAGCCATTTCACTGTGTGCAAATGAACTGTCTGCATTTTTACCTAAGTTTAGTGCTTCTAGTGTTTTATCAACTAGAGTATAAATTGGTAGTGTTTGATCTAAACTTTCATGTAGTTGTACAATTTTACGTTTAAATTTTTCTTTGAATTGTTCATAGTTCGAACTTGCAAATTGTAATGCACTGTATGGATTGGTTGACACATCTACTAGTAACTGATTTAACAATTCAGTACTGTAAGGTTGTTGTCTAATTGTACCGCCTATATCATTTACTTGTACTATGTTTCTATAGTTGTTTGTTCCATACCAATTACCAGTAAACAATGGATTACTAGTCATCTGATTACTAAAGTGTTGAATTAAATCTCCGTAACTTATTTTGCTAAAATCTAAATTTTGTGCATTATGTACTTGTGTATGTGCTGGTTCAAAATCGCCTTCACCTGTTGTTCTGTAATTTTTCTTTGAAAAGAAACTAAATTCGTATATGTCATCTTTAGTTAACCCACTAGTAATACTGATAATGTCTCCAGTATGACTGAAGTTTGTAAATGGCTCACCATTTTTTAGTACAGTAACGTTTGTCTCACTTGGATTATCATTTAAAAATATTACACCAAAGTTTGTTGGGTCAGCGACAAGTCTATACTTGATACTGTTAACTGTAGGAGTTCCTACTTGTATTTCAAATTTATTATTAGTTCCAGCTGTCCTAGTAAGTCCTGTGCTGATCGCTGTACCGTCCATGTTTACAAATTCTATTTCAGCTTGCGGAAATAGTGTGTTTATTGTGTAGGTGTTGCTGTAGTGAAAGAATAGTGTAGGTAATTTACCACCAATTCTTTGTACTCTGCCAGACAACACAGACGAACTTGGTTGACTGCTTACTCCTAACAATCCAAATTCTTTGAATATATTATAGTATCTATCACCAACAAAACTTTCATGTCCAACATCTACCCTCAGAGGTACGCTAGAATCACTAATTACTTTTCTAATTTGTTTGCTTATTTGTTGTCCATTTCTCAGAGGTGTCCAACCATTATGATAACGACTATTTGTAAAGTATTTGTAATAGTAATAGCCTTTAATTTCTTCTTGGTTACTCTTAGATAAGTCTGTGCTTTGATTTACATATGTAAATCTTTTGTTTAGTAAATCTGCATCAAAGTTAAGTCCTGGATTATTTCCATAGTCAACATATTCTGGAACAAAACCCAATGCATCATCATAGCTTCCAGTATCACTGTGTACAAAGTCAAATATAGTACTACCAAAAAAGTCACTGTTTGGATATGTGTTATCATCATCTAGTTTAACTAGATTAGTATCATATAGCTGTACTTTCATACCTTGACTTCTATGTTGTTTTTGTTGACCGTAAATCCATGTTGTGCCATTCCAAAATATTTCAGAGCCGCTAAACGGAAAAGTTCGATCACTTATACCACCGTCAGTGTCTTCGTAATTATATCCGTTTAATATTACAATTTTATCTCCACTGAGTAACTGTGTTGCACTGTTAGTTCCATCATCATTATATCTTTCAGTGAGAACAATACTTGTTCCTACACCAGATACTTCAAATATTTTGTCTTTGTATGCGTTGTTTGTGGATTCTAAGAACAATATAAAATCGCCATCTTCTAATTCAACTGGAACAATTTGTTCCCAAAATTGTCTGTTTTCTCCATGTATTGGATTGCGTAATTCACCATGTGCTTGTACACATTCCCAGAATGTAATTACTAAGTTAGGTGCTACACCACTAGTAACTTTAACTTTGTCTCTGAAACTATAACCTTTGTTGGACCATTCTTCAGTAAATGATCCGGGTTTTAAATTGTATGATGTTTTTCCTACTATAAGTGTTGCAGGATCAATGTCGTCATTTAGTACATGATCTACATTTAAAATATGCCTTGTACCTGTATTATATTTTTCTAATCCAGCTTTGTATTCAATAATAGGTCTTACTGCTCTATATCTGTCTAGTGCATAAAGATCGTCCTTAACATTTGCATAGCCATCGTATATTAAACTATTAGCAATAGTTTGTTCATGTACCCAAAGATTTGAACGTGACCATGCATTCTTGTCTGGACCAGTACGCTGTTCACATGTATAATCTCTAGTGGTCATTCTATGTTCTCTGAGATCGTACTTTTTAAAGTCAAATGCAAATTGGTCAGCATCAAAGCCAGCCGGTTCTTGGCTACTATAAGTTGTTATATTAGCCCATACTCTTTTTCCTTGTGTTCCTTCATATTGTCCTGGTTCAAACTGTTTTGTTAATTGAATACCGTCGGGATCACCTACTCCGTCTACAATATAAATTGCATCGTTCAAATAATCGCCTGATGTAGAGAACGAATAGAATGTGTGTATTTCTACTTCTTCATTAAGTGCCGGAGCAGTTGTCAATGTTACTACACCAGTTACTGAATTATATGTATATGCACTTGTTGGTTGTCTTACGTTATTAACATATACTTTGTTTCTAACGGCACCAGTTACCGAGGCTGTAAAAGTCTGATTACCTAATACAGTTTGTATAAATCTGTCAACGGTGTGTGGATTAAATCTAATACGCATGCCATTTTCAAACGCAAGTGCTCTACCATTTTTCTGTATAGGAGTTGTATATGTAGTTTCTCCAATAATAGTATCAATATCAAATGAGCTTGTATAATGTAAAGGACTTGGGGGTAGCACGTCTAATACCCAATAATACCTATGATGATTTATAAACATATCTAAGTTAATTGGTAAGTCAAGTGTAAATGCAGTTTCATTTAGTATTTTGTTATGATTATTTGTATTGACTTCATTGTACTTTAAACTGCGAATTAAATCATCATAAGCTAGTGCTTGGTCAATACTAGAATCGTCATTTTTGTTAATCATACCTGGAGTAAATTGATAAGTGTCATTGCTTCTACCATCAACTAGATAGCTATCATCTAAACTAGGAGTAAATTTATCATTACCTACAGTTTTACCAACAAAATGTTTGACAGGTTCTAAGCTACCACTTGCCATCAACTGTTCAAATGTACTATCAAAAAATTGCTTGTTTACGGTTGTTTGTAAAATATCAGGTAATAGTTCACTTACTCTTCTACTTCCAGTTTTTTGTAAACTTTCTCCAGGTCGAGTAATTTTAGGAACTATAGTTGGATTAGTTTTGCGTTCGCTCATTAGTAACCTCCGCCGGATGAAGAACCAGAACTGGATGTTGATGAAGTATTACCAGTAATATTTTCACCTATTGTTGTTAGGTTTGCTATACTAGTACCAGTTACTGAAATATTATTTGATTTTACAACTGGAAGAAATAGTTCATCACTGCTACTGCTTATTTCAAATAGTGCAATACTATTATTTGGATTAGCAACACTTTCGATTGTAATTTGACTGATCTCGCCGATCATGTTATTGTGAATAAATGCCGCCATTTCAGTAAAGTAAAAATCTTCTCCAAAGTCCCAATTATCAATATTAAAGTATGTATCAATTAAATTGATTACTCTTTGTTTAATTTCTGTATCACTAAGTGTAGTGTTTGAAGTTTTAGTTACATTAAATTTAGCTTGTAGTTCTCCACTTGCTAAATCTCCAAACAGTATTTTATATTTAACAGGTCTGTATATCACTTGATCACTGATACTCTTTTTGCTGTTTAAGCTGTCAAATGTATCAGTAAGTTCACTTATAGTTGGTGCATTAGGTCTAGTTTCAGGTCTAGTATCATATAACGCCCAATTTCTAAATCTAGTATTATAACTGTCTAATAACACATAGGTATCTATAATATTAGTTGTGCTTGGGTCAATCAATTGATTGATGTCGGCTATTCTATTATACTGTGTATGCAAACTACCTACGCCACTTACAACTGTGGTTCCATCTACTTCATCTTGCACAGTATAATTAAAACCATCTACAGTTTTAGTACCCAGCTTAATTGTCTGTGATCCTACAATTTTTTCAAATGCTTCTGGGTCATTTGGGTATCCGTCATTGTTCGGATCTGAAAGTGTAACTCTTAAATTGTGAGGATCCGAATATCCGTCTGCGTATGTAAAGTATCCATAAGCATTAAATTGAAAATCTCTACCAATTGGATTGGGATCTATTTCACTTGTAGGATTGATACTTAATATTTTTACGTTATCTCTGAGAGGTTTAAGTGTTTCGCTACTAAATGTTTCTGAAAAATTTAAATTAGTAAATTTAAGTTTCTTAGGACTTCCAACTACAAACTGTGTTTTTCTAGTTAGCATTTCCCATTCGTTTACACCATAGTTAAGTCTAATTACCCAGCTGTTATCAATACCAGTACTGCTTCCATCACCTGCGTATTGTAAACTAAAGTTAGATGCATCATTTAATAATTCACTGTTAACTGATAAGTTAGCACTTTCAATTATAATCCATTTTTGACTTGCCGCATTATAACGCAACCCAAAACTATTGTTGCTGTTAATCTTAGCAATAACATTTGTTCTTGTTGTTGCATCTAAATCTGTACTGAGTCTCGGAACTAGTCGGCGTATTCTACTGCCACTTCCTACTACTTCACTTAAAACAATACTACCTTTTCCTGTATTGTCAATACCTGTTGGAGTACCAGCACTATCATCGTCTCCTAATCCATCTTTATAAAGTCTATCTACTTTAACCCATTTTGTTTTTGCATCAAGTATTGTACCTTTTATAGTTGCGCCTGTTCCGCCGCCGCCTGTGATACTAATATTAGTACTTTGATCGTATCCACTACCAGCGTCTGTAATAGCTACAGTAGTTACTGCACCATTTGCTATTGTGCAAGTTGCTGTAGCACCTGTACCTTTACCAGTAATAGTAACTGTTGGTGTGCTGGTATATCCACTTCCTCCGGAGGTTACACTAGCACTACTGATATATCCTATCTTATATGGTGCATCGATAAATTCTACCAATCCGTTAATGTCTGCTTTTTTAAGTACACTGGTAGTTGTTTGTCCTATTCTTTGAATAATACTGTTATAAGTTATATAACCACTACAAGTCCCGCTTCCTTTTGTTATTTGATTCCATCGGTATACATTATTGTCAGTGCCATCATTATTAAAAAATACTATACCGTCGGTAGTATCATTAAAGTCTTTAAATGCATTGTGCGTTGCTGAACTATATCCTTGTCTATTGTAATAAAAATTAAATATTTCTGGATCAGCTAGTACTGGTTTAACAAACTTGTCATATATTTGTGTGCCGTTTAAACTTGTAGGCAAACTTACAACACTTCTAGTTGTAGCTCCTTTATCATAAAGATACACATCATCAGCATACTGTGTTGCATCACTATATGTTGCTGTAGGATCATATATGTCACGGAATCTGCTGTGACCGCTGTGTACTCTGTTTACACTTTTAATTTTGCGAATGTTTTCACTAGCTGTAAGAGGAGCAATAGAATAATCATCTGCTGTTACCATTCTATCTTGTGTTGTAAAGAAGCGAGGAGCGTTTGCTTTAATACTAGCAAGACTTTCTCTTTCACTTGCGTTACTTACTACACTTTTCAAACTACATTTAAATTTTGCTTGATGTGTATTTCCACTTCTGCTAAGATATGTAACATTAAATCCAATACTGTTAAAACTGTCAGGTGTTAGATTGTATGTTCTGTTTAATCCTGTTCTATACCAAACTCTGATAATTCCACGTGGAATATTACCAAATCTACCATCTGCAAAGAGTATGCTAATCTGATCATTCTCTCTGCTACTGATACTGTAAATATCTCTAATTTTATTTTGTCTTGCATTAAACAATGTGTTAGCGCCAAACAGTCTATCAACTCTACTCCATGTTTTTAATACTTGACCTACTTCGTCTACAGTCTGAACCCACACTTCACCGTTAGCAACATTATCACTGTTAATATCAACTGCTAAATTTGGTAGTCCGTTGTCAATTTGAAAGTCTTTAAAGTTTAGTGTTCCTTGTTTAAAGCCTACAAAGAAACCAGTGTTTGGTGAACCAAACCCACTATTGTCATTTCTATAAAGTAAGTCAACGTTTGTGTAAGGATCAGGATCTTTTTCTATCACTGCATTTGTAGTACTGTTGATAGTTGGATTGTACAAACTAAATGTTGCATTAGCATTATTAATTTTATTTGAAAACTCTCTATTGATTTTGTTGTTTGTACTATTTGTTCTATAGACTTCGTTTGAGATTCCTTCAATTATTGTTTTACTAAAAGGCGATCCAAACTGACTACTGCTTTGAAAAATGCTGTTCATAATAGCTAAAAAGTTTTGATAGCTTGCAGGGTTTGTTACATCTTCAAATTGTGTAACAACATTTGCAAGACTTTCTCCAGTAGCGTCAAATACTTGTTCGTCTGTTTGTACACTATCAATCTTTAAAAAGCCATTTGCAACAACATTTCTAGTAGGAGTATAACCTAAAAATTCAGCAATACGCAAGGCGCTTTCTCTACGTTCTGCTGTACTTAGATAATTTTCTCTTTGACCTAAATCTGCTCTAAATGCTAGGTTGTGTCCTAGGAATGCAATCAATTCAATGAGAGCTATAAATTCACTACTATTAATATAGTCATTAAAGTTTTCTGGATAGTTTGTGCTGATGTAATCGACCATTGCTGATCTGATTGTTTCAAAATCATATGCTTTGAGATTTGCTTGAGCAAAACTTTCGTATGCTACTGTAAAATCCTCTGCGGCAAATAAACTACTTTGACGTGCGCCTTGTGCCATTATTCTTCACCTGTAAAGTTAAGCAACAGTTCTTCTGCTGTTCCTGTATCAATGTATTCTAATCTAACCTTTATCTCTAAACTATGTTCAGTGGGTTTGCTTAATAGCGTTTCCAGCACATTCCAACGTGGATCATTATTAACTATTTTGTCAACATCATCTTTTGCTTCTTGCTCGGTTATTTCATCTAAGGGTTCAAATACTAATTCAGGTAGTATACTACCAAAAGTAGGATTACCTACTCTTTCTCCACGACGAGTATAAAAGTGATTGAGTAAATCACGCTTTGCAAGGTCAGCATCTGTAAGTGTTTTTGCACCGCTGATACTGTCTATTGTGCTATATCCGATATAGGTTACCATACTATTATTTATGGTAAAATTAAGTACTCAGTTTATATTTTTATTGTAGTTTTTATCATATCACCTGTATTCATGCTTTCAGTGATCGTAAGTGTAGTTCCATCAACAGTAAAGTCAAATAAATGCTGTTGAATATTATCATTTATGGTTACTGTAAGTTTTTCTATAGGAGTCATACTAGCAGATTTAGACAGTGTAAACGTATTAGTACCGCTGTATACAAAATTTTGTACTATAAGTGTATCATTATAGTCTTTAACTATTTGTCTTTGCTTTCCTTCTGGTGTAAACGGTAAAAACTTCAATGTTTCAGCATAATAAGAAAATCTCGCTCTTCGAAGCTGATCTGTATTGAGTATGGCTTTTTCATTAACCTCTCTCATATTAAAAACGCCTCTACTTCTATACCAGGCTCTAGTTTTTGGATTTCCATAGTCTGCTAATCTTAATACAGTTGCAATTTTTATACATAATTCTTTATTAATGGTACTGTTTACTATCATGTTTGCAACAGTATCATAATCAAGTAATCTCAAGGGTTTTAGCAAATTGTATTCAATAGCGCCTTGTATACTTTGAAATAATTTGCCTGTTGCCCAATGATACAATATTATTGCGTCATATGCACTTCTACTCATAGTAGTAACATTATTAGCTATTAACTGACTTTTAGCAAGTAACTCTTGTTTATTATACGCTTCTTGCCAAAGATCAAATGCTTGCTGTTCTGTTAGTCCTATATCATATTCACCTTCGCCGTATGCTGTAGTATCAAATCCGTTGTAACTACTGAAAAAACCTAATGCTAATAATCTTGCATTTTCACTAGAAGTAACATTTTCTAAAGACAGTTGTGTACTGTATGCTGTTTCATCTTTAACAGTAAAATCATTCCATATCTTTTTAAATTTGTTTTCAACTGTATCCATTATGTAAATGTTCCTGCTTTTCTCGGATTAACTGAACTTGCATTAGAGCTTGTGGCTTTTGCACTTGAGTTAGGAGATTGATTGTTGTTTATTTTACTCATATCTATATCTTTAGCAGTAAATTCAGTAGTAGCACTTGCAACCTGTGGCAACATTTCTTGTTCTTCTGCATGTCCTCCCCAAGGTTCAGCTTCTGGAACTCGACTGTTTATACTTTCTTTAACTGAGTTATTCACTGTTAAATTATTTGCTACAGTTTTAGTTGCCTCGGTAGCTTCCGGGCCGTTCAAATCAATTAATGCCGCTGTAGTCCTCATATTACCTTTAGCTCTGATATGTCCATTTAAATCTGTCGTTAATTTAATATCTTTGTTGGCATGCAAATTAAACTCACCTGTTGCAGTTTCTATTGTTGCGCCATCTTCTCCTCTTGCTTTCATGGTAATTTTATCTGCATCTAAATTAAAATCTCCTTCACAATACAGATTGAAATCTGTTTTAGTATGCATACTAACAGCTTCTTCGGCATATATGTCTATTTTACCATCGTTGCTCATTTGAATCCAGCTACTTCCACTTTGATTGATTATATAAATCATTCCAGTGCCGTCATGCATTAGTATTTGTGCGCCGCCTTGACTTGCAAGTCTTACTAAATTACTCAGCCCACCTTTTCTCTCCTTGTCTGGTGTTAAACAAGTATCGCTATTCGGAAGTGTTCCGTCATCCATTACAAAACTATGTCCACCGGGCGTGTTAAATCCAAAAACCTGGGTTGGGCTTTCTCTTCGTTGACTACTACTGCTTAATCCTCTGAGGCTATCTATGCCAACACCTTGTCCAGTAAGAGCTTCTCCGTCTTTGGTTTTATCACTTTGTTCTTCACTGTTTTTAACAGTCATACTAGATGCTCGAGGTCTTTTATTTTTATCTTGTACTTTCTTAACACTAGGGTCTAGTGTAGGTCCTATTGTATCCGCTTCGCTGTCTACAAATGCCGCCGCATTACTAGGCACACTAGCATTCCTGGTAACGTCAGGAAGCACACCTACCATTACACCTACATCACTGTTATTAGGAAAAGCCACTAGTATTTGACTTCCTGGTGCAGGAGGATGACTGCTCATACCGTAACTATTTGTAGCGTTTGCGTATTGATATGATCCTCCGTATGGAGTTGCACGTCTTATACGATGATATTGCTGTCTTTCATCTTTACTATCAACGTCACCTGCATAGTTTTCACCAACAAGTTCAACATACATAAACCCTTCATATCTATCATCTACAGTATCAATAACTTTTGCGATAAACAAACCTGTGTACTTTTGAAGGCCGTTTACAGATTTAGACATATCATAACCTTTTTCAAAAGTTTGATTTATGTCGTTCATTCCTTTATATCTCATACTGTTATCCTAACATAATATCTTTTAAAAATTGTGGTGCATTTTTAGCTCTTATTCTACCACTAGCATCTGGTAGTCCGCCCCAATAAGCACTACCTCCTGGTGCTTGTCCAAATTGTTTAGCAATGTCTATATGAAATCCATTATTTCCCATATATCCATTACCAGCACCTATGCCAGTTGCGCCTGCACGTTTAGCTTCAGCTAAAAAGTTTTGTATTAGTGGAACGTCTGCCGGATTGCTTAAACTTAAATTTCTACCAGAGGCATTTTGTATTCTAATATCAGCCGCCGCTCCGTTGTCGTGTCGTCTTGTACCTGTTCTATTTCCACCAGAAGCTATATCAGGTTGTCCTCCACTGTATACAACTACACTTAGCCCGCTATTATCAGCCGCAGTTTGTAATATACTTTTAAGTTCAGGTTTGATTTCTTGATTTCGTATTGTACCACTAGAATTAATTTGAGATTCTATTACATTAGGATTAGCTACATCACCATCTTCTACTTCACCTAAGCTAGACCCGGGTTGCTGTTCTGTTTCTGAACCTGATTGTTCGCCTTCACCTTGCTCTTCTGGAGTTTTCAATGCTGGTCTTTGTTTTTCTTGTTCCATATCTATTTCACCAGAATTCAAATACTCCCACATCATACCTACATTTGTATTTGTATCTCTGTAACTTTGCAATGTCATTGTAAACTGTCCTTCAGAATAACTTGCATCTACTGTGTGAACTCTAAATAATCCTACGATACCATAGTTTGCTTCTGGTATACGCATAAGACCTGTGTCTTGGTCTGGATAAGTTGGAAAATCTAAATTTAAAAAGTAACTAACACCTCCTCTAGTATAGTCTGCGCCTTCTAGTGTTGCTTTTCGACTTTTAGGTCTACCTAACCAATAAGGATCTCCTCTTACTGTAATTTGTTGTTGTACTAGATCACCTAAACTTTCTAAATTCAGTTCTACCGCCCCTAAGAATACTGCACCAGCTGTATCACCTTCATCTGGCCCATTGGTTGCTTTACTATTAATAGGCGCAATATCGTGTGTAAGAGGAAAATTAGTATATTCTTCATTATTTTTATTAACACCAAATAGCTCGCTTTGTGTTAAGTATCTTCCAGTCTGGTTATTAAATGCTCCGTTGTTTACACGATTCTCTGCTTTTATTTGTTGTTCAAGTGCTATAACTTGATCTTCTATTGGACCTTTACTAGCTTCTAGTGATTTTATTTCGTCCTCTGCACTTTTAATATCTTGCTGTACTGATTCAATTTTAGCTTCGCCTCTTTTTGCTTCATTTGGATTAAGTAGTACAAGGTCATCTTGGAAATTTTTAAGTTGACCTTGGTTTTCTCTGATGAGAGCTTTTTGTGCATCAATTTGTTCATTAATCTCTAATAGTGCAGTTTTTTTAATATTAAATTCACTACCAGGTGTACCTTCTCCGCCGAATGTATTAGCTACAAATCTACCAGCACCTTGATTCAATGCTTGTATTTGATAATAAGTTGTGTTGAGATAGATATCTAAATTTAAAACTTCAGTATTAAGACCTGTATGATAATAATCAAATCGTTTCTTTAAAAGATCTTTTCTAATAATATTTTGTAAACGTTCTTTTTGTATACTTCGACTTTTAATAACTTCTTCGTATGAATCAACATCGTGATGAAGTTCAGGTACAGCAATAGCATGTACATTAATTGTTATTTCTTTAGCCCAATCTCTTGATATTGGATCGTACATTTGATACACAGTATCGGTATCGAACACAATCCATTGACTTAAATCTTTCCATGTAGTTGCTTTAGCTTTTGGATCATCGGGATTGTCTTTGTGAAAGCCTCCTTCATCTGTTGGAAGTTTTCTGTATTCTGTTGTTTGAAATAAAGCCATTACAATAAGGTCAGTAAGTCTTGTACCTTTTGGTATAGTAAAAGTTAAATTTCCAGTACCAGTTACACTAACATTTCCTAAGTCAACATTACCTGCACTTGAATTTTGACCAGCTGGTCCTTCAGATGAGTCTGGACTTGCTCCAAAAGACCATTCTAAGAATGGGCTAGCTTTTTCAGTAACACCAAATACATAGTCATGTGATAAAGATCTACCTGAGCTATTTGCAACTTGTTTATCTTCTTGAAGATTAACTTGTTTTTGCAGTCCTTCTAAGAATCCTCCAAAAGTACTTGCCGCTACAGTCATATCTTGTTTTGTAGTAAGTATTAGTTTTTTGAAAGCATCTTGTGTTGTTTCAATTAAATCTGCTCTATACTGTGTAGCGCCTTCACTGTATGCAAAGTCTAAAGCTGTCATCGTACACATCCAATAGTAAGGAGGTGTAATATTCTGTGTCGGTGCTCCGTCTTGTTCGTATCCTATAAACTTTAGTTCTAACAAATATGCGGCTTTTAAATGATTTACAATTCCTAAGTCTTGAGCGGCTTGAGCAATTCTTGTATATAGTGTAGCACCACCTGGTTCAACTAAATTAAAACTAAAAACATTTGCTACTGCTTCTCTGTTAACAGCTTGTTTGTTAAATGCTAGTTTTAGATTTTGTTGCACACTTTGGATATTAATCTCAGCTTCTACACCGCTTTGAGCAATTATTTTTACATTGTTCGAGTTAATAACTTGATCATACTTGTTCACATCTTCTGGACGTACCATATACATGGTCCAGTTATAAGTTACATTGTCATACCCATTGAGTATATTATCTTCGTAAAATTGAACTTTTCCAGCCATTAGTTTGTCCCGGTAGGTCTGTAATTCTTAGGTACAACTATCCTAGTTCCTGAGATAAAATCCATGATCGGGTCAGTGAGTTTATCTCTATTGTAATGTGCAAACACCCACCATAGTCTTGAACTTCCATACATATCAAACGCTAACAAATCTGGTCGTTTATTGTACTTTGGTTGTATTATCAAAGTAGTTGTTTCTTCTGTCAGATTTTCAATAGTCAATGGAGGTTGATACAAGTCAAGGTACTTTTTATTGACAGAAGTTAAAGCATAGTTACTTTTATTATCGTATCTCTTCATTAAATAAATCCATTTTGATATGCACGACCGCTAATAAAATCGTTAGTAGTAAACTTACTTTTTTGTCTGTCTGGGTTTTGTTGTACTGCTAATCCAACAAACATGTTCATCATTACAGGTATTTGTGTATCTCCATCAAATAATTTTAAATCTACATTACTATCATATGTTGTACTAAACTGTGTTACTACGACCGGAATATTATTAAACTGTTTCTGTCCAAATGCACTAAAATTTAATACTGGAGGAGGAGTACCTGCTACAGGTGAGTTTTGATTAAGCCCAAAAAACATTTTTGAAACACTTCTCAAAAAATGTAATACAGCATATGTATATCTAGCTTCGTCGTCTGTAACACTAGCAAATTGACAAGTCAATTGTATGTCTGGACTTGGCGTATTTCTATACGCTTGGTATGTATAATTTGTGTGTGTTAGATCATATGCTGAATATGATACACTTTGCGAATATGTAATATCAGGCTGTATAGGGAACATGATACCTCTATGTACCTGTAATGGAGCCGCAGGTCCATTAAAGTAAAGCGAAGGAGCATTTCTTTTTAAGGTCAATTTAACACGGTTTTTACTTAGCACTGTCATTAAGTTTGTCCTTTATAAATTCGTACATTTTGGGCTCAATAGTGCCAAAAAATTCTCTAAAAATCATCATCTTTTGATTGTCATTTAGGTTGTCCATCTTCATTGCATTCCTAAAATCAGTAGCACTCATGCCGCCTTCTTGTATCCCTACTTCTAGTATATAAGCGCCTTGGTCACTGGGTACCATTTCTTGTCCTACAACGTAATCTCTGAGAAAACCACCTCGCTTTAGTCTACCTGCATCTTTAGCACTAAACACTAATACCACCGCTGTATCATCAGGGTTTTTGCCTGTTAGTTTTACATCTGGTCTGTATGGTTGTGTTTGTACAACTTTGTCCATTGGTATATTAAACATGCCATTCATAATCTGTTTCTTCTCATCAAAGCTAAATGGATCACGTTCTGGAGTAGCAGTCTTGCTAACTGTAGTAGCGATAAATACGTTAGAGGAACCAAACTGTTCCACTAGATCCATATACACTTTGTGATGACCTTTATGCATTGGCTGAAATCTTCCACCATAAAATACAGCAACGTCTTTTGCTATATCTTCTGTCAGTTGCGTTAATCTCATGGTCTTCTCCTATAGTTGTATTTATAGAATAATTATATGTGTAGTTATTGACAAGTGTACATTAATTGTGTATACTAGCTTTAGATAAGGAATTAAAATGAGGAAACAAAATTATTTAAACAACAAAGATATGCTTAAAGAAATTCATAAAAGTAAACTTAGTTACTGTTATGTATTAGATGACGAATATAGTAGATTTGATACAATCGTTGAAGACATTGAAGATGTTAAAAAACCTGAAGTTATTCAAACAGCAAAAGAAAATAGAGCCAGACAATTAAGTATTCAAGCATATGAAACTGCTTATTTAGACTGGTACGATAATACCAGTAGAAAACAAAGTCAAAAACCCAAACAAGTAAATTATAAAATTGATCCAAACACAATAGACGAAAAAAGTCTAGTGTTTAGAGTAATGACCTACGAACATGTTCCGCTAGAACCTGGTAGAAAAAACAAACCAAAAACTGTAGCAGATCATCATAGTAAATGTAACTTTCCTCCATTTAAACATTATGCATATGTTAATGATGAAATTAAAGAATGTTTGCGTAGTCATTGGGAAGGTGGTATTGATAATGGAAAATTTAATACACAACACGGAACTATTACAAATAACCTAGCAAAAATGTATATCAAACTGTGCGAACGTTATAGTATGCGTAGCAACTGGCGTGGATATACATATGTAGATGAAATGCGTAGTCATGCACTATTGCAACTATCGCAAATTGGATTACAGTTCAACGAACTAAAAAGTGAAAATCCATTTGCATATTATACAGCCGCAGTTACTAATAGTTTTACAAGAGTACTAAACCTTGAGAAACGCAATCAAAACATAAGAGATGACCTACTGCAAGAAGCAGGTCAAATGCCTAGCTGGACCCGACAAATTGAACATGAAATGGCAGAAAGAGCTAAGTGGGACGAAAAAACCGACAAAGAACGTAAAGAACATGGTTACAACGTTTAGGCGTTGACAAGGTATAGTTATGAAGCTATACTAAGTGAAAGTTTAAACTGAGTGAACGGAGTTCCATGACATTCTTTAACCGTGCGGCTTGTTTTACGGATATACATTTCGGAAACAAGAATAATAGCAAACAACACAATCGTGACTGTGTAGACTTTATTGATTGGTTTGTTGAGCAAGCCAAAGAAAAAAACTGTGAAACTTGCATATTCTTAGGAGATTGGCACCATCATCGTGCCAGTGTAAACGTGAGTACACTTAACTATAGTGTGGAAAACGTAGCAAAGCTCAGTAAAGCATTTAAACAAGTTTATATGATTACTGGCAACCATGATTTATATTACAGAGAAAAACGTGACTATAACAGTTTGCCTTATGCAGAACTTTTTGATAATGTGCATCTTATAAACGAGCAAACACTAGTACAAGATGATGTAGCACTTGTTCCTTGGTTAGTTGGAGATGAGTGGACACAAGTAAGCAAGACCAAATGTAGATATATGTTTGGTCATTTTGAATTGCCTTACTTTAAGATGAATGCCATGGTAGAAATGCCAGATCACGGACAACTGAATGCAGAACACTTGCAAGGGCCTGAGTATGTGTTTACTGGACACTTTCACAAAAGGCAAAACAAAGGCAATGTACACTACTTAGGATCACCTTTTCCACACAACTATGCTGATGCTTGGGATGATGAGCGTGGCATGATGGTATTAGAATGGGGAGGTAAGCCTGAGTATATTGACTTTGCAGGTCCACGATATAGAACTGTACCATTGAGTAGATTGATTGACGAACCAGATGTAATACTTAATGATAAAACTTATTGTAGAGCTACATTGGATATTGCAATAAGTTACGAAGAAGCAACTTTTATTAAAGAAACGTTTAGTCAACAGTATGGTGTAAGAGAGATAACACTTATGCCTACTAAGAAAGAAGAACATGCACAAGACTGGCGGGTAGTAGACGATATTGAAGTTGAAAATGTAGACCAGATAGTGTATAATAGCTTAAATGCTGTGGACAGCGATTTAATAGATAAGAAACTGCTAGTGGACATATATAACAACTTATGATTACAATTAAAGACTTAACAGTTAAAAACTTTATGAGTGTCGGCAACGTTACACAGGCTGTACGTTTTACTAACAATGGACTAACACTTGTACTTGGAAACAATGTAGACTTAGGCGGAGACGGCAGTCGTAATGGTACTGGCAAGACTACTATTATCAATGCACTTAGCTATGCTATCTACGGAAATGCACTTACAAATATAAGAAAAGATAATTTAATAAACAAAACCAACGGCAAAAGTATGTTAGTTACACTGGATTTTGTTAAAGATGGTATACAATACCGCATTGAACGAGGTAGAAAGCCTAATGTGCTTAAATACTATGTCAACAATGAAAATGTTGAAGAAGATGAAGCACAAGGTGAGAATCGTCAAACTCAAGCACAAATAGAAAAACTGTTTGGTATGAGTCATGACATGTTCAAACACATTGTTGCACTCAATACATACACAGAACCTTTTCTCAGTATGCGAGCAAATGACCAGCGAGCAATTATTGAGCAGTTACTAGGTATAACAATGCTTAGTGAAAAAGCAGAGGTTCTCAAAGAACAACAAAGGTTAACGAGAGATGCAATTAAAGAAGAAGAGTATCGAATTAGTGCAGTTGAAGAGGCAAATTCCAGGATTGAGAAAAGTATCAGTGATTTGGAACGCAGGCAGAAAATTTGGAGGGATCAGCAAAAAATTACTATCGAAGAACTCCAACAAAAAATCAACACACTAGAGAAAATAGATATCCAAACAGAACTTAACAACCACACACAGTTAAGTGATTACCTAGAGAAGAAAAAGCTGAAAGACGAAGCAGAACGTTGGTTATCTAATATTCAAACTGACAATACAAAGCAAGAAAAACTTATTACAAAGTTAGATAAAGAGCTTGCACTACTAGAAGATCACAAGTGTCATGCATGTGGACAAGAAATACATGATACTAAACAAGAAGAGATACTGTCTAGTAAACAAAGTTTGCGTAAAGAAGCTAGCGAGCAAATAGCAGTGAACGCTTTAGAAGAACAAGAATGGGCAGATGCGTTAGAGTCATTAGGCGAGTTAGGTCAAATGCCAGTAACACACTACAATACTGAAACTGAAGCACACAAACATAATATGGAATTGGAAAACTTGCGTAGTCAAGTAGACACCAAGGAAAAAGAAAGTGATACATACCAGGAGCAAATAGATAGTCTGCGTGAAACTGGTGTACAAGAAATAACCTGGGATACTATTAATCAGTTGAACACGGTAAAAGACCATCAGGACTTTTTATACAAACTGTTGACAAACAAAGACAGTTTTATTAGAAAACGTATTATTGAACAGAACTTACAATACTTAAATAGCAGACTAGCTTATTATTTGACCAAGTTAGGATTGCCACATGAGGTTGCATTCCAACCTGATTTAACTGTTGAAATTACAGAGCTTGGCAGAGATTTAGACTTTGACAATCTTAGTAGAGGAGAACGCAATAGATTGATACTAGGATTGAGTTGGAGTTTTAGAGATGTATTTGAAAGTATGAACACACCTATAAACTTTTTAGCAATAGATGAACTTATAGACAGTGGTATGGACACTAATGGTGTTGATGGTGCATTGGGTGTTCTTAAAAAGATAGAACGTGAACGCAACAAAAACATCTTCTTAATCTCACACAGAGATGAACTAGTAGGTCGTGTAAACACAATACTACAAGTTATTAAAGAAGGTGGCTTTACTACGTTCAGTACTGATACGGAGTTTGTAGATGCCTCCTAAACAATTCTGGGAACATTACTGTGAGTATCAGCAAGATATTATGGGATTTCCATTAGGCAAAGAATGTGATTGGTGTGGAGAAACAGAACCTACATATAATCATAAACAACACAAGCGAGAAAAATCTGCTTATGAAAAGTTATACGGATATCACCCGCAAGAATTATTAACAAAGAAGATATTACCTGTAGACGTATTTTATAAACTTTTTGGAAAAAAACTATGAAAGATCACAACGAAGACCAATACACAATACACATTGATAGCTTTAATAACAAAGGTCAAAAAGGTGACGATGATTTTGAAACATGGTTAGAGCACGAAGCACCTCTTGTTTCTCCCTCTACTATTACAGCAATTGATAACTCATATTCAGTTGATTTATCACAACAGGCTACATGCACAAGTACAATAATGTCATCAAATGTTGGAACTATAACTTTAACAGGAACAGGACATCATGCATTAAGAAAACAAAAAAAGTTGCCAATTGACTTACTATACAAATGGTATCCTGAACAAATGAAAGAACAAAATGAAGAATAAAATTTTTATGTTCGATGTTGACGGCACACTTACAGACCCAAGACGTACAATAGTACCAGAGTTTAAGGAGTTTATGTTTGACTTTGTTGCAAACAATACATGTATGATTGTAACAGGAAGTGATAGACCTAAGACTGTAGAACAAATTGGGGAAGATCTCACTAACAGTTTTGCAAGAGTATATCATTGCAGTGGCAACCATGTGTTTGTTAGCGGTGAGGAAGTATACAAAAGCGATTGGACATTAACAGAAGCTCAACAAACTTTTTTACAAACTATACTACCTAGTTTTGGTTATCCTGAAATGACTGGTAATCATATCGAACAGCGTACAGGAACCGCAAACTTTAGTATAGTAGGGCGTAATGCTGATTGGGATCAACGTGCTAGATATGCTGATTGGGAAAAGTCTAATCGAGGTAGAGATACAGTAGCAATGTATTACAATCAAGAATTCGATGATAGCATTGCTCAAGTAGCTGGACAGACCAGCATAGATATTTTTAAGAAAGGCTGTGACAAGAGTCAAGCTATAAGAGAACATGAAGGTACAACAATTTATTTTGGTGACCATTGTAACCCAGGCGGTAATGATTTTACAGCCGCACAAGCAAGCACAAGTTTTCATCAGATTGACCAAGGATATAAACAAACTTGGGAAATCTTAAAAAACATGTACTAAACCGGTTGACAAAGGGTAGAAAAGATATATATAATTGTTGCTAATAAACAAATATGCAATGGACTTATCAAGGCAAAATAGTAGAAGAAATAAGTGAGGAATACATAGGGTTTGTATATCTTATTACTAATCTCACAAACGGCAAAAAGTATATTGGCAAAAAACTAGCAAAGTTTAAAGTAACTAAAAAACCACTCAAAGGCAAGAAAAATAAAAGACGTTCAACTAAAGAAAGTGACTGGAGAACTTATTGGGGAAGCAGTGACCATTTAAACGCAGATGTTGAACAATTAGGCCCAGAAAACTTCACAAGAGAAATACTGTACTACTGCACCAGCAGAGGCGAACTAAGTTACTTAGAAGCCAAAGAACAGTTTGACCGTGAAGTTCTTAAAACTGATGAATACTATAACGGCATTATAAACGTAAGAGTTGGCAGTTCCAAGGCACTTGTAGAATCACTAAACAGACACCAGTCGTAACATACCCTCTTTGTTAAAAGCATTGAGATTGTTCGCAGTAATGCGGGCCGTCGGAACTTGCTCGAGGGAAACAAACCAAAAGAGTGGGCTCTACTGTGCCATTGTAACCCACGGATAGCTCAAAAGTCGGCGTTATGGCTTAGAGTGTTTCTGCGTTTTAAGCAGTATGTAAAGGGGTATAGCAAAACCGCCTCTGCCTAGCAATAGGTTATACTATAACGATGCGAACTGTAGACGGGGTAATGACCGTTTCTTTTTTTTGCACTTGGCTGTAACAAGCTAAGTGCGACTGAAAACAAGGTAATAACGTATCATATAAAATATGTTTAAAAAAAATTATCATACGAAATGAAATGAGTATGACGATGAGCTTTAGCTCTTCGAAAGAATGTTTAAAATGTTCTACGATTAGTACCTTTTGCACTTTCTAAAGCTTCTTTCTGCTTTTCATTCTTGGTTTGCATAGCATCATTAATATCACTAATCAATCGCATAGGATATTGTTCTAAGTTAGAATAGTTAAATGCTCCTTCTGAGTAAAGCACAATATTCAATAAAGCTAATCTGATTTCTTTAGATGCATTTTCGTAGCGTTTTACGAGGTCATTTATCTCATCGCTGGTTTTCCTTCGACGGAGGGTGTTGTGAAAAAAAAACTTGGGTTAAACTCTACTAGTGAACTAAAGCCTTTTTGGCAGTCCTCTATACCACATGTAAATTTAAATTCTTTAGGTATTCCATTTGAGTTTAATTTAAATTGTTGCCCGCTTAATATTTCGATAGTTCTGCGATTAGAGTTGCTTAACCAATCTATAATATGTTGATTTTCGCTAACTATTTGTCCGTCTGGCATTGTAACTTTAACAATAGCATCTGCTACTAGTACTAGATTTGCCGCCGCAATTTGTTGTATGTTTTCGCTGTATCTACCTCTGAGGTCTTCGGTTATATCTTGTTTATCTGCTCTAATACCTTGTAGTATTCTTCCAGTTTCGCTGGTCACAATGTTATTTGCATTTACAGCTGAAAGTGTATTAGGTTTCATTTCAACTACAAGACCATCTACTTCTATTTCTACTTGATCTGTTACTGATACAATTTGACCTAATACTTTTTGTAAATCGATATCAAACATTTGTGAATTTTCACAATGTGGACATGTGGCTTCTACTGGATAAGTTTTTTCATAACTGGTTGCCCTACTAGCAAGCATTACTACATCTACATCAGGTAAACTCATATCACTAGCATCTGTGATATCTGGGCAGATGCTTTCTATTAATTCGAAGATTGATTGCCCGTTGTATAGTGCATCAGGAATGTTAAGTAACAATTCATCTCTAACATTCATTGCTCTTACACCTATTTCACCGTCTTGTGACAGTTTAGGTGGAGATTTCATCCATCTGCCTTTAGTAGGAAGTTTAACGTAGATATCTTTGGTTCTATAATACCCCTGAAGTGGATTTTCCATATTTTTTACCTATAAATACAATATATGTTAAAGTTATTTATCATAGTTAAGTGAGTAGTTAATGTCAATAATTACAATTAATATGGGCGGTAAGCCAATGGTAGTAGATGTTCCAGACTTTGCAATGGAACAAACACAACAGGATATTCGTAATATTATGAGTGATTTGCAAGCTACTATGTCGGGTGTTCAAACAGCTACTCAGCAAGGCACTGTTGGTGATCAACAAATAAAACAAGCTATTGCAAACTTACAAGCTAATGACAACAAATTAGATTCAAAAGAAGATCGAAGACAAAGCAAGTTTGCTGAAGGTGTAGGCAAAGCTAGTGCTTTAGGTATGATGCAAAGTGTAGCTAAACCCGGAATGTTGACTAGTTTTATGAAGTCGATCGGACTAGGCACAATGGGTGTTGCCTTAGGTATGGTTACAGGTCTTGCTAAAGAACTTAGCAGTACTTTCAGTTTTGCTGGAGACGTTGGTGTTAGTTTTGGCGGTGACATAATGAAGACCAGTGAACGTTTAGCAACAATAGGTTTACAGTTAGATCAATTCGGAGATGTAATAGCACAAAATACAGGAATGATGTTTGAGCTTGCAGGTAATGTTGAAGACGGCAGTCAACAGTTCATTGGTATAGTTGAAAATTTTAGAAAAGGATCTGAAGAGTTTGGTTATTTTGGATTAGCCAGCAGTGAAATGGCACAGTTTATGGCAGAAGAACTGGACATTAGAAGAAAAAGTATGAATGCAGAACAGCTACGTTTGTTTATCCAAAATGATCTAAATGATGCAATGGTCAAAAACTTTAACGAGCAAACAAAAATGGCTCAAATTACAGGACAAAATGTTAGAGATAGAATTAGAGCTCAGATGGCGGCAAAAGAAGATGCTAGATTACAAGCCGCAATGATTGGAATGACACAAGACCAGCGTACAGCTATTGACGGAGTGTTTTCAAATCTCACTGAAAACTTAGGCAGTGCAGGTAAAGAAATTACGAATGCTATTATTCAAGAAGTTGCAGTTGAAGGAACTGGACTAGCAACTGCTGGTGGTAGAATGGCACAGCTAGATACAAGTGGAAACCTAATGAGAATAATACAACAAGGTGCCTCTATGATTAGAAGTGGAGCAACTCAAGAAGAAGCCAATAATGCTATAGCTCAAGCGTTACAAGACTTTAAGCAGACTGCTGATTTAAGTACTTTCCAAATTCAAGCATTTGGGGGAAATGAAGATGCAATGAAACTAATGCAGATGGCACTTGGTATAAATGAAAAGACCAACACCATAGCTGATGCTCGTAATGAATTAATGAACGAAGAGAATCAAGAACGTAGAAAATACATAGACTTTATGAGAGGGCTAAATGCTGATTTAGATGTACAACAAGCAACAGCCGCTAATTTGACTCTTAGATCTATTTTAAAACTAGGTGGAGCTGATGCACAAGATGTTGTAAAAGGCATGAGAGATTTTACTAAAAACATGACTGGGGCTTTAAGCAGTGATTTTACAAAAGGTTTATTTGAAGGACTTGGTGCAATTATGAATCAACTTACAATAAGTCCACTATTGAATGCTATAAATGGTGATGCAAATAAATCTGAGATGGCTTTCCTTATAGCAGAAATTATGAAAGCAACTGGTGTATTTCCTAGTTTAATGACCAGTGCAATGCAATTACCACAACAGGGTGTAGCGGCATTATACGGAGGTGAAACATTCTTAAAACAAGCCTTTGGCGACCAATATATGAAATCGAGACCAGATGGTGCAGGAGGGCGTGAACAATACTTTGATTATGATGCATTTGCTAAAGACCAAGGACAGATGCTTATTAATGGTTCTGAAAATTTCTTTCTTAGGATGGAAAGCATATTCAAAAGAGCAGTTGACAAAGAAACTTGAAGTTGATGGTTGACAAATCCTATAAATACGTTATAATAAAACAAGAATCGAGTACTCAATGAGTTGGAAAAAACATTTTACCGCATACGGAGCACAGGGCACAGATAGTATGAAGCCTAGTAGTGCTAGCCGTTTTCAAAGCTGGTTACCTGAAGTCTACAGTGGTCAACCCAATCGTGTTGAAAGATACACACAGTATGACCAAATGGACATGGACAGCGAAATCAATGCGGCCCTTGACATTATAAGTGAATTTAGTACACAAGTAGATGAAAACGGTAATGTTCCGTTTAAAATTGAATACAAAGAACAATCTACTGAAAGTGAAACAAAAATCCTTGAGCAAACATTACGACAATGGTGTGCATTGCAAAATTGGGATAAACGTATTTTCCGTATGTTTAGAAACACAATCAAATACGGGGATCAATTTTTTATCAGAGATCCAGAAACATGGGAACTATATTATGTTAATCCTGCTGATGTGACCAAAGCAGTTGTTAATGAAGCAAAAGGTAAAAAGCCTGAGCAGTATATTGTTAAAAACATTGACGTAAACATGCAAGAAAAGACTGTGAGTAAACCTGTACAACATGCACAAACATATGGTACGGTTAACAGTATGATGCGTGGGCAAACAATGGATAGAAGTGCATATGGAGGAGCACCTGGAGATTATGGTGGTAACTTAGGCAACATACAAGAATATACTGTAGATGCTGAACATATAGTACACATGGGTATGACAGAAGGTATGGACGGTAATTGGCCTTTTGGTAGCAGTATACTTGATCCTATTTTTAAAACATACAAGCAAAAAGAACTGCTTGAAGATTCAATTATTATATACAGAGTACAACGTGCTCCAGAACGTAGAGTTTTTTATGTTGATGTAGGTAATATGCCTCCTAACAAAGCTATGGGTTTTGTAGAGCGTGTTAAAAACGAAATTCATCAAAAACGTATTCCTAACAAAACAGGTGGTGGCACAACTATTATGGATGCGGCTTACAATCCGTTGAGCATTATGGAAGACTACTTTTTTGCACAAACTGCTGAAGGCAGAGGCAGTAAAGTTGAAGTTCTTCCTGGCGGAGAAAACTTAGGTCAAATTGATGACCTACGTTATTTTACAAATAAAATGCTAAGAGCATTGCGTGTACCTAGCAGTTACTTACCAACAGGTCCAGATGATGGAACGGCTAGCTATGTAGACGGTAGAGTAGGCACAGCATTTATACAAGAATACAGATTTAATCAATACTGTATGAGATTACAAAATGCAGTTGCTCCTGTAATGGACAAAGAGTTTAAACTGTTTATGAAAAACAAAGGCATTAATATTGATGCTGGATTGTTTGATCTAAAATTTGTAGAACCACAGAGCTTTAGTCAATACAAAGAAATTGAAGTACATGCCGCAAGGGCAAATGTGTTTAGTGGACTCGAAGGAGTTCAGTATATGAGTAGACGTTTCTTAATGGAGAAATATCTAGGACTAACTGAAGACGAAATCCTTAAAAACGAGCGTATGTGGGAAGAAGAAAACACAAGTGGTACAACACCAAACTCAGATAGTATACCTGGATTAGGTAATATTGGTGTAAGAGGATTTGACGTTCCAGATGGCGGAGCAGACTTGGATATTCCAGATGTAGACGGCAGTGAAGGAACAGAAGAAGGTGCAAGCCCAATTAGTGGTGCTGAAGCGGCACCTACGGGAGATGAAAATGCGTAGTACAGACATTTTAAATGAATATTATGATGCAGAAAATGACAATTATAACAATAGAAAAGCAGATGATGTGCGTAAGCAAAGACTTACTTTAAAGCATATAAATCGTCTTAGAAAGCAAAGAGAAGTACATAATATTGAACATGCTACTAGAGTTGAAAAGATCAAACAGATCTACGCAAAACCACCTGCACAATAAGTTTTACAACTAAGATTTACTTATCTCAGAGAGATATTCATAAAATACCCATTTTTTAGGGTATTTTAGCAGTGAAACGTCTTGGTTTTGTAAATATAGATGTAAACCATCTTGGTAAGCCTGTAAATTTTTTAAGGAGAATGATATGAGCGAACATAAGGAATCTTTAGTAAAGGTCCTCGAGTATATCGTTAATGATGAGCAAGATAAAGCGGCTGATCTACTTCACAACGTGTTTGTAGAAAAAGCTAAAAATCATTGGTCATCTCTACAAGAAACTGATGAAGTTGTAGAAGACGATATTAACGAAGAAGACCTAGACGAAACTATCGATCTGGACGAAGCTGACGATGATTCTGAGGACGACACTGAAGTAGAAGAAGCGATTGACGCCTCTGATGCTGAAGAAGATTTCTTAGACGACATTGAAACAGCTGAAGAAGAGATTGACCAAGAAGAAATCATGGACGATGAGGACATGGACGAACCAGAAGCTGAAATGGATTTAGCTATGGACATGGAACCAGAAGC